TCAGCCGCGCATCTGCCGCGCCAGCCGCTTGTCCTCCCTGCTTGGCTGCACCCCGGCCAGCTTCTTCCGCACGCCGGTCGCGATCTCCACGCGCAGCCGCTCGGCGTGGGCGCAGGCCCAGCGCTCGACGGAGCGCAGCGCGGCGCCCCGGCTGCGGAAGTAGGCGGATGGGAGCGCCCTCCCGGTCTCGTCGTGCCGGTTCACCCGGGCGATCCACCGGCCATCCTCGAAAACGGTCTGGCTGACCCCGGCAACGATCTTGCGGCCGCATCGGAGCCAGTCCCTGCCCCACTGGTCCGTGGGGTCCCATGCGATGTCGTCAGGCAGCTCCATGCCGGCATGCTACCGGCCGGCGTCGTACCGGCAGAGACGGGAGACTGAAGCGGTCATGGAGCCGGCTGGGCTTGCTCAAGGCCCGCGGGTTGAGCGGCCACCTTGGCCCCGCGTCCGGCATGGCCAGGATCGCGCAGGCGCCGGCCTGGCGGTATCAGGGATCAGCCCCGCTCGCTGTCGGGGGATTCTGACGGCCAGCTGGCATGCTGGCGAGGTAGCCCATCGCGTAGACTGCTTCGCGCCAGGCGATGGCTGCGGCCACGTTGCCGACCGACAAGGAATTCATATGACCGACCGCCTAAACGTGACATTCGATCTCCGGTTCTTGCCGGAAACGGCTGAGCGCCTCACCGGCGCCAATATCTCTCTGCCCGGCCTGCTGCCGGTTGATGGCCTGACTCCGAGCTCGGGCGACCTGATCGATCTGGACGTGGACGGCCAACAGGTCCCATTTCAGGTGCGGACCCGACACTTCCGGTGGCTGGACCCTGCGCATCTGGTTCTGCAGCTGACTATGAAGCTACCGGATGAGGTGCAGCTCTCGACCGACGGTGCAACATCTGCAAGGCGGGACACCGCGCAGCATTAGTACGTTGCCGATCCGAAGAGACGGCGCACACCGGCGAAAGGGTTCCCTCCACCGATCAGGGGTGCCATGGTGATCAGATCCACCGCAGCGACCGTCAGCTGATTTCGTGCAGCGTTGAAACGGCCAACGATGCCGGGGAATTCTTCGCTCCAAGTTCCGCCAGCAATGCCGATCATCGGGTTTGCCCAGATCCACGGATTGGCCTGCCCTTTCGTCAACGAAAAGGCTTTCGGCCATCCCTGGCTGTCCGGATCATCGAACACCTGCGTAATGCGTAGCTGCCTATATGCCGACGCGAACACCACTTTCGTCTGGGCATCGAAAACGTCAATGCCATAGGGCGATCCGCCCGACCCCATGCCAACGCGTGTAGACAGAACTGCCCAGTCGAACGGACACTGCCCCCACAGCTGGACCGCTCCGGATGGGCGGGCGGGGAAGCTGCCTGATTCGCCGTGCGGAGAGTTGACGAAGCACCCCCCCACGTACTGGTCAGCCTGTTCGGGCCTAATGATCACCATTGGACACTCGACATCGCTGCTGGTGGTGGAGTTGAGCGCGATGTCGACGAAGTAGCTGGTGCTGCCAACAGCCTTGGTATTGCAGTAGCCGCCGAACGCGTATCGGGGGTTGCGGTAGTCGCTGTCAATCTGGAGGATCTGGTCGTCGTTGAAGACTTGGAGTCCTGCATTCATATGCGAAAAACCGAGTAGTAATTGATCTGGGGCGTTGTGCCGAATGAGTCATTGCACACCACGTTGAAGCCGCCATTCACGATGGTTACCGGGTTTCCTGACCCGGGGCCTGAAGTCGCTATCGCGACCCATGTTCCATCGTTCGCCATCCCTGGCACGCTGACGAATACGGTCTGTAGACCTGATGCAGCAGGCGGCTGATATGAGCCCGATCCGACGTAGCGAGTGAGGCGGTCCGTCACCTCAAGGAAAAGCACGCCACTGGCATCCCAGACCTGTAGTCCCTGCGTCACGACCATATCCCCAGTCGCACGCGCAGCGTGCCGTTGCCATCGTAGACCTGGATGACCCTGTCATTCACGACGAGATAGCCGCCATCGTTCGCACCGGTCATGGTCAGCGTCCCGCTCTTGTCCAGCTTCCACCGCGGCTGCCCATTGACGCCCGTGGCAGATGACTGGATGACGTTGCCGATCTTGGCATTGGTAATCGAGCCGTCTTGGATGATCGCGTCGCGGATGAAGACTTGGCCGCCGCTGATCGTGAAAGGCGACGTGACGGTCGCGCCGGCGCCCGTGCTGTTGAGCACGCCGAACAGATCGGCGTAGACCAGGAACGACGACTGCACGGTGCCGCCGCTGGCGTCGATGCCCAGCGCGATGCCGGCGGCGTAGTACTGGCCTCCGGACGTGACGGCCGTCTTGACGATGTAGCTGGACGACGCCTTGCCGTCGAGCGTGGCCACGGCCTGGCTGGTCACCTGCGCCGCTGCGTTCGTTGCGCCGAGATTGGCCTCGACGGTATCCGTGCGCTTCGCCTGCGCAAGGTCACCGCTCGCGATGACGCTCTGCACAGTGATGGTGCCTGCATAGACGTTCGTGTCGCCCGCGCCCCAGTCGGTGTCACCTGCAGCCTTCACGTCCAGCTGCGCGAAGATGCCATCGACCTTGGTGCCCTGGGCGTTCACCTTTCCGTCGAGGACGCTGATCGCCTGCGTGTTGCTGCTGACCTGGCCGACGATCGCGCCCAACTGCGCGAGCGCATCGCCCACGTCCTTCCAGTTCGTGCCCGGCGGCGTCTCGTTGCCGGCGGTGCTGTTCTCCCAGCTGTAGATCTGGCCGTCGTAGATGACCGTCTGGCCCTGGCTGTAGGTCGCGTCCGGATTCCAGACCAGCGGCAGCAGGTCGTTGATCGATTCGACCTTGGCCAGCAGATCCTGCCCCAACTGGCTGGCGGTGATCTTGCCGGTGAGGTAGTCCAGGATCGCGTCGGCGTCGGTGCTGGATCGCCCCACGACGCCGTTGACCAGCGGATACCACGGGCCGATGTTCCCAGACCTGTCCACGAGGCGGCCCCAGAAAAAGAACTGCACGCCGGCGGCCAGGCCCATCATCGTGTGCTTGGCCTGCGGGTACGCGAAGTCGCCCAGCTTGATCGCGTTGGCCAGCACGTTGGCCGGGCCGTACCAGATCTCGGTGCGCTGCGTGTCCGTCGCCCCCGGCGGGAACGTCCAGGCCAGCTCGATGCCGAAGATGATGCCGCTGGCCGTCAGCGTCGTCAGCGCCGGCGGCGGCGTGGTCTTGCCCTCGATCGTGGTCAGCGCCGACAGCGCCGGCATGGACACCGCGTTGAGCGCGTTCACGGCGCGCACGCGCGCCAGGTACTGACCAGCGTAGATCCCGCGCACCTCCATGTTAATGGTCGTGGCGCGGCCGGCCTTCACCCACGCCATGTCGTCCCGGCGCCACTCGACATCGTACGCAATCGCCTTCGGCGCAGCATCCCAGCTGATCGTCAGCACGTGCGTGGCGATGCCCTGGTCGATGACCGAGTGGCTCGACATGGCGACGTTGGTCGGCGGCGGCTGCACGCTCGGCGGAATGATGCTGATCGGCGGCAGCTCGATCCGCGCGCCGTCGTCGATCGCTGCGAACTTGCCAGGCACGTGCTTCAGCGCGGTGACCTGATAGGTGATCGCGTCGTCGCCGTCGCCATCGGTGATGCCCAGGACGCGGAAGGTCTGCAGCGCCAGTTCAGAGGTGGATACCGACCAGACTGATGTCGCCACTGGCACCGTGTCCCATGGCGCAGCCACCGAGATGGTGTTGCCGGCGATGCCGCTGATCGTGCGAGCCTGGCTGCGGCCGTTACTGCCCAGCACCCGGATGGTGTCGCCGATCGCCAGCACGGGCGGCACCACGTCCAGGACCACGGCCTGATTGCTGGCCGAACGGATCCGGCCGCCATTTCGCCGGCCGGCGCGCTTCGGGTCCGCGATCTCGATGATGTCACCAGGCTGGGGGACGACACCCTCAAGCCCCACGCCGAAGGTGACCGTTTCGGTTTCCAGGTTCTCGGTGTAGAGGATATGCAGGCCGATGCGCTGCGCCTGCGCGCGCGAAGTGCAGCCCATGGCCGCGACCTCGGTCTGCTGGATGCCATAGCGCGCAATGCCCTGCCGGTATTCGACCGTCTCGACCTTGGCGCGGCCGAAGTCGTCAGGGTCGTTCCAGGAAACCAGCGCAACCGTGTGGCGCACCTTGCGCGCGGAGCCGGAATAGGTGAACTTCCCGTCGATGACGTTGGTCTGGTTGAACTGGTAGACCGGGTCCTGCGGCATGTCGGCCGACGCGAGTACCTGGCCGGCGGCGTAGTAGGTGATGCCGCGGAAGACCGCCGCCATGTCCTGCAGCAGCTTGTAGGCGTCCTGGCGCGTCTGCAGGTAGACGTTGCAGACGAAGCGCGGCTCCTGCCCGCCTACGCCATCGCTCACCAGCTGGTCGCAGTACTGCGCGATCTGGTACAAGCGCCAGCGATCGACCCACGCGGCCGGGATGCGATGGCCCAGCCCGAACCGATCGTTCGTGACCAGGTCATAGAAGACCCAGGCCGGGTTGTTGGTCCATGCCGGCTTGAAGGTGCCGTCCCAGATGCCGGAGTAGGCGCGGGCCTCGGGGTCGTAGTTGGTCGGCACCGAGATGATGCGCCCGCGCACGAAATAGGCGCGCGCCGGGATGGCCTGGAACTGGCTCGCGTCCACCTCGATCCCCACGAGCGCGCTGTTCGGGTATCGCAGCTTGGCGTCGATGATCTCGGTCATCGACTCGACGGTGGTGGTGTCGGCGATGATTGCGCTGTTCGCATTCGGGGTCAGGCGCCGCACGCGGATCTGCCACTGACTGCCAGTTGGCAGGTCCACGCGATAGGACCGTTCGTACAGCGTGGTGGTCTTCCCGGTGAAGGCATTGGACGTGACCGTGGTGAAGGCGCCGCCGTCCGTGGACACGTCGATGGCGTAGCTGATGCTGTAGCCCTCGATGTCCGCGTTGCTGTTGTTGGTCTTCTGCAACTGCGGAACCGCCAGGCGCACACGTACAGCGGACAGTTCCGAGTTGGTGAAGTTGCGCACCACTGGCTGATCGCTACGCAGCTCGACGTTCACCGAGGTCTCGTTCTCGACGCTCGGGAATCCGGCTAGGTAGTCCTGGTCTTGCGTGCCCGACCGCGTTTCCACGCGCACGCTCTGGAAGTTCATGCTGCCGTCTGCGGCCTGCAGCGGCGTGCCGTCGAGGTAGATCGAGCGCAGGCCGTCCTTGAGGCCGACGATCTCGCCCTCGCTGACCAAGTCGATGATCTTGGCGTAGGCGATGGACTGCAGGCTGTCGGGCGTCTCGATCGGCGTGCGTGCGGAGCTACCGCCCTTCTTGGCGCCACGCAGCGCCAGCGCGGTGGATTGCTGGTGCTCACCGCTCATTGCTGGTCCTCTGCGAAGATGCCACCGCTGATGACGGCCGAGCCGGCCCACGTCTCGCCGTAGGCAGCCGGCACCGGGTTACCTTGGGCCTGCATGTTGACCGGCCCGTTGAACGCATAGCTCGGCTTGTTCGCCGCGCTCTCCTGCGTGCCCAAGCCCTTCTGTGTCGGCGACAGCATCTGCACCACACCACCGATCACCATCGCGATGCCGGCGTTGGTGAGTGGCACGCCGATGGCGCCGAAGCCGTAGGCCGACAGCACCAGACCGGCGACCACCAGCACAGCACCGGCGATCGTCTGCAGCACACCGCCGCGCTTGGAGCCCTGCAGCACCGGCGCGATGCGGATCATTTCGTCGCCGGGCGGGTCGTGCAGCTGGTCCTCAGCGAGGTTGCGACGGCCGTTGAACACCGAGAACACCATGCCGCGATCCTTGGCGCCCATCAGGAATGCCTGGAAGCCAGGCAACTGCACGGAGAGCGCCTGGACCGCCTCGGCCGGTGACGCCACCGCCAGGCGGAACTCCTTGCCGAAGCGCGCGCGCAGGGCGCCGTAGAGGCGGACGATTCGCACCTTCGGGGTATCGACGCGCATGCTCATGCCGCACCGCCTTGCGCCTGCCGGTGGCGCACGATCCGCACGGTTCGTTCCGCCCAGTAACCGCCATACGGCACGCGCGCGGAGAGGCGATCGGCCAGGTGATGCAGCATTTGGCCGTCGCCCAGATACACGCCGGCGTGGTTCGGCACTGGCGATCGGATCTGCATCAGGATCATGTCGCCGCGCCGCGGCTGGTCCTGGATTTCTTCGAACCCCTCGGCGTGCAAGCGGTCCAGCGCATAGAGGTCGCCGCCGTTGTCCCACCAATTGTCGGCGCGCTCGTACTTGGCCAGTTGGATGCCCAGCTCGCGCGCGTAGAAGTCCCTGATCAGCGTGTAGCAGTCGAGGATGCCGTGCGCGAACTGGCGGCCGATCAGTGGCGCGACGTAGCCGTTCGGCTGGATGCTCTGCACCTCGCCACACTCCGGCGCGCCATCGATCTGACCGACGCTGACGATGTGCCATTGCAGCCCGCTGGCCTCGCACATGATGCGGTCCGCATCGCTTGCCGCCGCCGGCGCATTCGGGTGGCTGTGCACGAGCGCCAGGACCTCGCCCTGTTCCTCAGCGGCGGCGTAGTCGTCGCCAGGGAGGCGGAAATGCTCGCTAGCGGTGGCTGCGGTATTCCGGCATGCGACGTAGCGCTCGCCGTCGGCCGTGGCGACGATCAGCCCGCAGCACTCACGCGGGTACTCGGCCATGGCGTGCGCCTGGATGGCTTGGAGGGTTGCATGTTCCATGTGGTCGCCCATGAAAAAGGCCCGCACATGGCGGGCCTGGATGTGGTTGATGGTGGGCCGCGCGCTACGTGCGCAGCAGGCCGGCCGCTGGGAAGCCTCCGAAGTTCAGCGGCTCGTTCTCGCCGAATCGCAGCTTGCAGGACCGCACCTTGCCGCCGCATGTGTCCTGACCAGGATCGCTCGTGGGGTTGTCGTTGATGTCGGCGACCGGCGGGCCGTTGTAGCCGCAATACGGCCCGCGATACCCGCCGCGGATGATCCAACCGCATGTGCCGGCGATGATCTGGCGGCCGGGCAACTGCTCGCCGTTGAGGTCCGCGGCGGTGGCCAGTTCGAACTCGACAACCTCGTCGTCCTCGGACACCTTGCGCTCGATGTACCAGATCTCGTCGGGGAAATGCTCGTCTGGATCTGCCGTCGGGTTGCCGCCGGCGAAGTTGACCGGGTCCAGGTACTGCACAAGCGTCTGCCTGACGATCAGGCGCGCGCCGACGAGGTCGTCGAACAGCTGGCACATCGCGGTGATCGTGCCGTCGATGTTGCCGACGCGCAGCCGCGGATTCGGCGGCTGGTCGCTGGTGCGCTCGAAGCCCGTGGCTTCCACCGGCCATGGATAGTAGACCTCGCCCTGCCACACGATCGGCGTGGACTGCCGGTGGGCATGGAAGTAGAGCTGATCGGCGCCCAGGTCCGTCGCATCCAACTCAAACAGTCGCACGCGCGCGCCGGGCTCAAGCGTCTGGATGTCGGCCAGGATGCTCATACTGGCCAGCCGAAGGCCTGTGGCTGCGGCAGCAGGTCGATGACCTGCTCAAGGGTCGTGACTCCTTCTGGGGCATTCGCCTGCAGTTCGTACAATTTGCGGTAGACGGCATCACGCCAAGCGACAGCTGCAGCCGCTTCAGCGCGGAACTGCGCGTCGGTGCTGTTGGCATAGCTGGCGCAGGAGACGATGTTGTCGTAGCCGCGGGACTTGGCAGTGCTGTCCAGCCACGCGGAGACGCCGACGAGAAACGATTCATGCTGCTCGCGCTGCTTGCCCTCGGGCGTGATCACGATGTCGAAGTCGATGTTGCTCACGGTTTCACCTCGCCGGAATCCAGATCAAGCGTACGCGGCTCCCATGCCTCTTCGTCGGCCGCGTAGGGGAAGGCCAGCGCGAGAGAGACGACGCCACCCTCCCTGCGCACAGGCCCCACAACGAAAGGCGACGACACAGCACCATGAGGCAGCTCGCACCCATCGGGCAGTGGCCCGAAATCGAATGCCTCGCCATTGATCGTCAGCACGTCGGCAGCGCAGAAGACAGAGAGCGCAGCATCTGATCGCTGCGCGATGATTGTGATACGCATCAGAACCAGCCCCCCACGGCGATATAGCCGGCGTAGATACCGTTGATAGCGGCGGTGTAGCCATTGCGGATCGAGGCCGCTGCAGACGTTGCGGTTACACCGCCCTCGAAGTTGCCAGTGACGTAGTACGGGAAGCTGCAGTTGATGTGCAGCGCGACTTGCGGCGAGCCGGAGAACGCCGCGGGGAAGGTCAATGCCCCGCTGTTGTAGACCGCGCCCGTTGCGAGGTTGAAAGGGCCGATGCCTCGCACGCATACCTGCATGCCGTTGGCAAAACGCCAGTACGATCCGTTGCCATTGCTGCCGCGCTCCATGACCGCGCCTGTCGCTGCACCGCCGGACTGCGAGACGGTGCCCAACAGGTCTGCGCGCGACGCGCTTTTGAGCAGCGCGAGAGCTGCGTAGTTCTCTCCGAAGTTGTCGTTGATCTTGCTAAATGCCGTCAACGCGGGATCGCCAATGTAGGTCCCGTGGTTGGTGGTCGTGTCGATTAATTGGCGCGCCATGGATGCCTCTTAGGGTTGGAAGGTCTGTTCGAAGGTGGCGGTGAGCGTCCACATGCCGCCGCCGTCGTTGGAATCGCTGTAGCCGTCGCACTGGTACAGGCCGGCGCCGTGCAGCGGATGCGTGAAGTTGAACGAGACGCCGGGATGCGCGTCGATGAAGGCGGCGATGGCCACGATCACCGGCTTGCGCGCGGTGAACGTCAGGTCGTGGCTGCGCAAGATCGGATTGATCCCGTCCGCCGACGACTGCGCGTAGCCGTCGCCGAACCTCGCGCGATTGACGCTGCTGGCGGCAGTGCCGCGACTGGACGTCGTCGGCGTCCAGGTGAACGTGTCGGCCATCAGTTCGCCCTCGTCAGGATGCCGCCGGGGCGCATGGCCTTGACCAGTTCCGCCTGCGCGACCTTGCGCATCTGCTCACCGAGCGCACGCGCCGCGGCGTTCTCGTCGCCGCCGGTGGTCTTGGAGGTCGCGGTGCCGTCGCTCTGCACCACGTTGGTCTGCGTGAAGTACACGTTGCCTCCGCTGCTGGCGCTGCTGCTGGCCGCCGCCATCGGGATCACCGTCCCGTCGTTGCCCGGGATCAGGTAGCTCTTCCCGCCCTGCTGCAGCAGTTCCGGCCGGCCTTGCTCGCCGACCTCGTAGTACTTGCCGCTGGACACCGGGCCGCCCGATGCGCGGCCGCCGCCATAGATGGCGTTGTAGTCGCCCACGTAGCCATCCGTCGCCGCCGCCGACTGCCCGAACAGGCTGCCGAGCAGATTGCCGGCCAGGCCGGTGATCGCTTGTTTCGCCGCGATGCGCGCCAGGTCGGCGATGATCGAGTTCGCCAGGTCGGTGAACGACAGCTTGCCCGTCTGCGCGAACTTGACGAAGGCGTCCTCGGCGCCGCTCAGGCTGTTGGCCAGCAGGTTCGCGGACTGCTCCGACGCATTACCCGCGGCGTAGACGTAGTCCTCCCATGCGCGATTGAAGCCGGTCCGCCAGTCGCTGGTGAGCGCCATGCGGCGCTGCTGGTAGGTGCGTTCGATGTCCAGCGACCGGCCGAGGCTCGCTTCCAGATTCGCCTTGTCCTGCTCGTATTGCGAACGGCGGACCTCCAGCGCTTCGTCGCTGAGCGATACGCGCTCCGTGTTGTAGGACTTGTCCAGCTTCTCCTGCTCTTGCAGGTACTGCCGCTGGATGTCGAGCTGCCGCTGCAGCACCTGCGTGACATCCGCGCCACGCCCCATCCCCATTAGGTCGATGTCGGCCTGCTCCTGCCGCTGCTTCTCCAACTGCGTCAGGCGCTCGGTCAGCGCGATGCTCGCTTGCATGCCGCGCTGGCGCTGCACCTCGACCTGCGCCTGGGCATCGCTCGCTTTCAACTGCGGAATCAGGGCCTGCAGCAGGCTGCGCGTCGCCGCGCTCATGGTGTTGGTCTTGTCCGCCAGCAGCTGCCGCGCCTGGATCACCATGCGGTCGCTGGCCGTCACCTTGTCGCCGCTCTGCGCCAGCTGGTTGTTGGCCTCGATCTGCCGCTGCACGCCGGCCACGAAGCTCTGCGCGGACGTGTCGTCGGCGTTCTTCTTGCCCACACCCTCGCGCTGGTTGAACTGCTTGTCGATCTGCTTGTTGGCATTGGCGATGAGCCGATCCATCGACCCATCGAAGTGGCGGGCATCGTTGTCGGCGAGCTTGTTGTACTGCTCGATGATCTTCAGCCTCGCCGCCTCCTTGGCGGTGGCGCGATCGAGGCCGGCCACCTGTGCGTTGATGGCCTCCGATGCCGTACGCTGCGCGGTCGCATTCTCTTCGGCGGCCGCAGCCAGATCCCGCGCCATCTGCGGACTCATCGCGCTCTCGTCGATCGGCGCTGGTAGCGGTGATGCGCCCCCACGGGCCATGTTGGCGTAGAAACTCATCATGTTGGTGAGTGATGGCAAGTCGAACTGCTTGGACAGCACGCCGCCAACGACGCCCATACCCAGCATGTCGCTCAGGCGAGGCAGCCGTTGCAGGATTCCCCACTTTCCGGCGAGGTCTCCCATTGCATTCACCAAGCCGCCCAGCGCAGACCATGCGCCACTGATGTCGTCCTTCACCTGGCGCCATCCGCGCGACATGGCCGGCATGACGGCGTCGGTCTGGTCGGCCACATCGCGCAGGTGGGTGGCGTAAAGCTGGATCGCCTCGTTGGCTGCCTCCTGCGTATGCCCTTCCTCACGCAGCGCAATGATTCGCTCCAGCTGGGACGCAGTGAGGAAGCGCTCGGCGTCGTTGAGCTTCAGCAGGCCGTCCAGCGGATCCTTGGCGATCGATTCGAAGGCGCTGACGGTCGCCGCAGCCGAGCGGCCGGTGGCCGCTTCCATGCGCGCGGCAGCACTAGCCACCAGTTCGAACTGTTCGCCGGCGAAGCGGCCGGCGGCGGCAGCGGCGGTTAGCGCGGCGACGGCCCCGCCGCGCGACACGCCCTGCAGATTGTCCAAGCTGTTGGTCAGCGCCTCGAAGCCTGCCGAGCCGATCACCGCACCCTGGCCGCTGAGGATCAGCGCCTTCTGGAACTCGAACAGCTCGTCGCGGTTCTGCGTGGCCGCCACCACAAGCGCGGCCATCGCTGCCGCCGCCAGGGTCAACGGATTGATCAGCCCGAGCACGTAGCTGCCCACGGCACGCGCCGCCGGCCCGATACCGCCGAACTGGTCCTTGAGCTGGCCGCCCTGCTGGATCGCCACCATCCACGGCGTCTGGCCGCTGATCAGGCTGGTGGTGATGTCGGTCATCTGCGCCGGGATCATGCGCATCGCCGCGGCGGTCTGGCGGGCCGACATCTGGTACTGCTCATGCGTGTTCTTGGACTTCAGCAGCGCCTGGCGGCTCGTCTCGATCTGGGCCTGGTACTGCTGCATGACCTGCGGCTTGATCAGCCCCAGGTCGCCGGCCTTCTCCAAACGGGCTTCCATATCGGCCAAGCGGTTGAGCGCCGCCACCGTCGGGTCGATCTGGCCCAGCAACTGCTTGAGGTTGACATCTTGCACCTGCGAGGCACGCGCCGCGGCGGTGACCTCCTTCTGCACCCTGGCCTCGGCCTCCTCCAGTGCCCGCGCGCGCGCCGCCATGCGCTCCTGCTCGCTGCCGGCGCGGGACATCGCCTGCGCCTGCAGGTCGATGCCGGTCGTTGCGTCACGCGCCGCCTCTGCGAGCGCACGCTCCGACAGGTTGGCAGTTCGGCCGGCCTCGGCGAAGGCCATGCCCTGCTGCGCGACGCTACGGTAGCGGGCCTCCTGCTGCGCCAGCTCAGCTTGCAGCCGATCCGAAGCGGTTGCCGCGGCCGTGCTGCTGGCGGCAGCTTCCTTCCCGGCGGCGCCGTAGGCTTGCATGCCGGCCGCGGCACCGGAGAGCTTGCCTTCCATGTTTCCCAGCGCGGTCAGGATCTCGCTCTGCGTCCGGTTTAGGGTCTGCAGCTCGGTGATGACGCCGCCGGTGCCGGCGGTGATGCGGTCCAGCGCCCCGCCGAGCCGGTCGCCGAGCGCGCGCGAGGACTGCTCTACCGCCCGCGACATCGACTGGTATTCCTTCTCCAGCCGCTCCGCGGCACCGCCGGCCTTGTCCGCCGCGGCCGCGTTCTGGTCCAGGGCTTTCGTGCCCTCGGCCAGCCCGCTCGAATCGACCTTGTAGCCAAGCTCGGCGATATCCACCCGCTATCTCCCACCATTCTGTGAGTCGAGCGCACGCGCCCGCGCCGCCGCCTGGTCCTCGCGCACAGCGCGCAGGTAGGCGTCGTCCATTGCCACCAGCATGTCGATCTCGGCCGGCAGCACGTCCTGCTGGCTCAGCCGCTGCCATTCGCCGATCTCGGCGTAGTTCAGTGCCTCGGGGCCGCTGCGGCGCCGGCCAGACAGCAGCCAGAACCAGGCCCAGACGTGGGCGGCCTCTTCGGGCACCTCCACCACCGGCGACGGCTCGCCGAAGCGCGCGTTGCGCTGGCGCCGCGTCTCGCCCTGCTCGTCCGCCATGTCGTAGCGGACGGTCAGGTACATCGCTTCAGCGAGGCGCGCCGTCAGCTCGGAAAAAAATCAGCGCTGTTCCCCAACTCGGCGTCGATCTGGTCCTGCATCCAGGACAGGTGCTTGAGGACCTTGCGCAGGTTGTCATCGTTGAATGCCGGCTTCTCGCCCTTGAAGGTGAGATCGCCCTGCCAGTCCCAGCCGCTGACCGAAGCCACCAGCATGTCCATGCGGTTCTGCTCGATCTTCTCGGCGGTCAGCTTGCCCTTGCCGGCCAGGCGCTCGTTGAGGGACTTGCGCGCAGCGGCCTTCACCTGCGGATGCGTGCTCGGCAGCAACGTGATGCGCAGGCCGATCTCCTCCTCGGTGACGGGGTGCTTGATGTCGATGTCGCGCTCGGCGGCGACGATGGTGCTCAGGTCGGTCATGTCGTGATCCTTGGTGCGATCCGAAAGGAGCCGGCGGGGAAGCTGTCGGATCAGGCAGCCTTTCAGGCGCGCGCCCTACCCCGCCGGTGTTCGGTTACGGGGTGGCCGGCGCCTCGACGCGGATCGGCACCTGGTTCAGCCCCAGCTTGTAGGTGTTGAGGACGAAGTCCTCGTTGCGGCCGCCGTTGAACTTCGGGCCGGCGACCAGGCCGCGCAGGTATTCCATCGTCCCGTCCGGGCGCTCGATCTTGAACGCGTAGTTGTCCGGCACACCGGGCGCGCCAGCCGCGCGCATGGCGATCTGGCCAGGGTCGGCCAGCAGTTCCGCCACCTCGATCTCCGGGTCGCCGGCGTTGGTGATGCCCTTGCCCTTGCTGGTGACCTCGGTGTCCCAGCTGTCCCAGCTGACGATGTTGGTGTCGGTGCCCCGCTCGCCGACGTTGCCGACCTTGTTCACCTGCACCCAGGTCAGCGCGGCGAACTGGGTCGCGGTCAGGTCATCGTTCTTCGGGGTGACGCAGATGTAGAGCTTGGAACCGCTGTTGGTTTGTGCCTCGGCCATGGCCGTATCTCCTCGCGAGTGGCATGAAAAAACCCGCCACAGGGCGGGGTCTTGGGGGACGAAAAAGGCCCGCACATGGCGGGCCTGTTGGATGGCGGTGAGGGTGGCGGCCCGTCCGGACTCGAACCGGCAACCTGGTTCGAACCGCCACAGAGGCAGGGGAATCAAACCCCCGAACCCAGTACTGCGCTCCCTGCGCTATCGCGCCCTCACCATGGAACTACTTCGCCGGCGGCGTCAGCTTCGCAGACACCAGCTTCAGCGCCTGCGCCTGGGTGAACCCCGCGGCGACGTATTCGTCGTACTCGTTGCGCAGGATGATCGCCATCTCGCGGTTGTAGGCGAAGAAGAGGTTGCGCTCCTTCTGCATCCGGCGGATGGCCTCGCCCAGCTCCGATAGCTCGCCCTCGGTGGGCGGCCGATCGGACTGGACGACGTGCAGCATGGGCTGTTTCCTTCGCATGGGCCGGATTCTACCCCGACACGAAGCCCCTCCATGCAATCGTCACCGGGTGCATGATCCGCTCCGGGTCCACGATGATGCTCGAGGTCCACGGCGGCCGGTAGACCCGCACGCCGGCGAACGTGGTCCCCTTCCGGAACGCTGCCCGGATCTGGTCCGTCAGCTGCGTGCCGACGATGATGCCCGGGCCTGGCCGGTAGCACGCCGCCAGCTGCCCGAAGCCCTGTTGCAGCCCACCGTCCTCGTCGTCCGTGGCGTAGTTCTGGGCCTGGTTCGGGAACCACTGCAGTTCCAGCCAGCGCGCATCGGCGCCGGTCGGCGGCGTGAAGCCGCGCCCCGGGTAGGAGCACGGCAGGTCGATGCTGGCGGCGAAGGTGATGACCAGGTTCGCGAAAGCGTCGTAGATCGCGGTGTCGCTCATGGAATCCTGGCCTTCACGGCGGTAGCCACCTCGTTGACGATGAAATCCCAGCGCTGCGTCGCGGCGCGCAGGAAGCCCTTGCCGGTCTGCGCGTAGACCCGGCCCAGCTTGTCCTCGCCGTAGTAGCCGTGCTCCATGCGCAGCGCGTAGGCCGCGGTCCATCCAGCCCACACGGCCTGTCCGATCTGCATCTGGGCGAACACAAGCGCCGGCTCGGTGCCGCCGGAGCCGGGGACGCCGGACGTGGAAGCCACGGCCGAGTTCCGCAGGAAGCCGGTATCGACCGGCATGCGGCCGCCCTGCCCCTCCGGCGTGTTCGCCTCGTCCATCACCTTCTGCGCCGACTCACGGAAGAGCAGCTCCTGCCGCAGCTTTGCCTTCTCGGCGAAGGCGCGCACCTGGTCACCGAACTTGCTTGCCACGCAGCGCCTCCGCGATCATGTCCACCCGATACTTCTTCATGCAGCGGCAGCCGACGATCTCGTCCGCGCCGGCGCCGAGGCTGGTGTCGCCCGGGTAGTTCAGCAGCGCGCCGCTGGTGGGCGACTGGAACGGCTGCCCGAAGGCACGCTCCTGCCCGTTCATCGCCGCGTGGCTGTGCCGCGTCCTGTCGTCGCCGCTGGCCGACCAGGTGCCGATCACATTCTCCGGCGCCAGCGCGCCGCTCTCGATCTGCTGGCGGAACGCTTCCTCGCGGCCGGCGTTCATGCTGGTGATCGACTCGGTGCGCGCGATCATCTCGCCACGCAGCGCCAGCAGGCGATCGGCATACCGCCCGGCGATCTTGTCGATGTCGGCCTGCGACACCGGCTTGCCGGCGGCGATGGCGCGCTTGACGATGCCGTCCAGTCGCTTGTCCCGGCGGGCGCGGCTGAAGTAGTGCGCCATCTGCTTCGGGTCGCCACTGGCCAGCTCGCCGCGGACGTTGGTGACGAACTGCCCCTGCTGCGCGGTGAGCCCCACGACGCCGCCGGAACGCCGCCCGGTCTCGCCGACCCGCCCCACGATGTCCAGCGCGCTCTGCCGCGGGTTGCGGCCGGCAGCCATGCCCTCCTGCAGCACACCCCGGATCAGCGCGAGCTGGTCGTTGACGATGCCGGTGACCAGCCGAGACGAGTTGTCGCGCACCCATGCCTCGGCCGCCGGATTGCGCAGGTCGAAGCTGGGCCGCAGCACCGGCGACACCCTCCGGGGCTGGTAGCTGCCGGTGATGACCGGGTCCAGCTTCAGCGCGATGCGCGGCACCTCCGAGATGCCCAGCTGTGCGCCGGCGACGAACGCCTCGCGCACAGCCTCAGCCAAGCCGGAGAAGCGCGGCGAGTCCAGGCCCAGCACGCTGAGCACGTCGTCCACACGCCCGGCGCGCAGCAGGTCGGCGATGACCTGCACCGCGGCCTGGTTGCGCGTGTCGACGATCGCCTGCACGAAGGCTTTGCGAATGGCCGGCTCCAGCGATTCAGCGAGCTGCTGCAGCTGCCTGTTGGTGATGGCCGCCATCAGCGCCTCGCGTGGAATTCGTAGAGCAAGACCTGCCGGCCCGGCGACAGCGGCTGCAGGTCGATGAGGTTGTACAGGTCGGCGCCCAGCAGGAGCCGGTCAGCCATGGTTGGCACGATCGCCACATCGGTGGAGATCAGCCCCAGCTTGTCGCCTTTCAGCACCAGCGTGGTGTCGCGGTTCGTCAGGCTGTAGTCGATCTCCACCACCCTGCAGTCGTGCCGCGTCGGTGCTCCCGGCTGCGGGTTGTGCGGCGGCCCAGTCGGCGCGCCGTCGCGCTCAATCTGCGTGGCGTAGCCGAACTCCTCGATCAGTTCGACCGCCACCGCCTGCATTTCATCGTAGAACTCGCTCATACGACCCGCACCGCAGGCATGAGGGCCGGCGTGCGCAGCAGCGGCCCAAGGATCTCGTCGATCACGGTGACCACCGGCCTGTTCGGGACGTTGCCTTCGACCGTCTTGTCGCTGTACTCGACCTCGATGGGGCCGACCTTCTTGCGCACCGCCAGGGCGCTGGCCACGAAGTCGGGAGAGAGGCTTCCAGGCTTCACGAGTTCGCGCAGCGCCGCCTCGTAGGTTGCGCACTCCACCTCGACCGGGATCTCGTCCGCTTGGATCGGGTCGCCGTCGTAGTCCACGGCACCGGTGCGGGGCCATTCGTTCGGCTGGCCCCGCCCGGCCGTGCGCGCGCCGGGGAACATCGATGCCCAGCGGCCGGACGGCAGCAGCACGCGGTAGCGGCCGTCCACATAGTCCGTGCCGCGCACAAGCGCCGCCGTGCGCGCGGCCTCTGTGCCGCTGGCCCAGGCAGCATTGCCCCGGGCCAGGTGGTAGGCGTCAGCGTCCGCCAGCGTGCCGTACATGGCTCAGCCCTCGCCCTTCGGCTTCTGGGCGTCCGCCAGCGCGGCCTGCAGCTTCTCCAGGCCCCAGCGCTTGTCGTACTTCACGCCGGCGGCATCCAGCTTGGCGACAAGATCCTCCTTGCCTTGCTCGTCATTTTCGCCATCCTCTTCCGTGCCTTCCTTGCTCAACACGCCAGCGGCGAGCCAGGCCTGCACCACGGAGTTCGTCTTGAGCTGCGCCCAGTTGGGAATGATGGCCGACTCACCGGGCGCCAGCACCGTGCCGTCCGGCAGGCCAAGCGGGGTGCTGTGGTTGTTGCTGATCTGCATAGCAATGCTCCGATGTGGCCCCGACGACGCGCGCCGGGGCCGTGGTGGATCAGATACCGTCGACGTAGACGACCTGCTTGGGCAGGCGCACGTCCAGGCCACCCAGGCTCATCACGCCCGGCACGTCCCAGCGCATCGGGCCGGACTGGTACACCGGCAGGAAGCGGTGGGGCATCGGCATGTGCAGCTTGAGCACGTTGGCGTCGTAGCGGTAGGCAATCATCCGCGCGACGCCGCCAGCGCCAGCGTTATCCAGGCCGCGCAGGCCGCGGACGGTCAGCGACTGCCCGGTGGTGGCGGTGTAGACGTTGTTCGCCAGGAAGTACTGCAGGACGGTCATGTCGCTGTAGTCGCTCATCTTCTTGGTCGAGATGAGCATGAACTTCGACCACGGCAGCAGCAGGCGATCGGCGATCGCGGTGGTGTTGGTGCCGTTGAAGACGTTCATCAGCGCCGCGTTCATGTCGGCGACGATCTGGTCCGACGTGGCGGTGCCGGCGACCAGCAGCGTGCCCCATGCGCCCGCCGGCGCCGCCACCGGGGTCACGTTGGTGGCGTTGAACAGGCCGGTGAAGCCCTTCGCAGTGTCACCCAAGAGGGCCACGCGATCGACCATCTCCTCGGAGGCACGGCGCGCGGCCGCGGCGTCCTCGGTCGGCAGGTTGATGCCCAGCAGCTGCGCGCGGCCGATTTCCTGCCAGCCGTAGCCATAGCCGATACCTGCCAGGTGCACGCCGGTCTGGAACTGCGAACGGTTGGTGCCGGCCTTCGGGATGTCGTCGGCGTTGCCGTTGATCCAATCGGCCTTGCCGTACTGATCCTGCGAATAGTAGGTCACCGAGGTGGCGAACTCGCTGCCCGAGGTATCGACCGGGATCAGGCCGGTGTACTGGATATCCGGGTAGACGGTGCGGTAGACGCCAGGCTCGATGATCGAGGTCTGCGCCACCACGAAGCCCAGCGCGGACTGGGCATCGAACAGGGGAAGTGCTTGCATGGGTTTGGCTCCTTAGCCGAGGCGGACGACGGCCAGCTGGCCCGCCGCGGAGGTGCTGGTGTCCCAGCGGGCGCCGGTGATGGCGGTGTTGTTGGTGGCCACGTTGGTGAAGACGCCCGCTGAGGTCAGGTAGACCAGATCGCCGGCGGCGACCGCGACGGACGCGGTGACCCACACGTCGCCATCGGTGATGACGCGCGCCGAGGCCCGCTGCGGGAAGGCATCGGCGTTGCCGGTGACGCCGGTGGCCGAGCGATCCAGCAGCGTGATGCCGACGAACTTGGCATTGCTGGTGGCGGTGATGCCCTTGTCGGTCGCGCCCTGGTAAACGGCTTTGCCGAAGGTGATGCCCGCGGCGTCCTCGACGTTGCGCGAGATGATGGTCGCCGGGATCATCGTCGCCTGCATGCCGACGACGGCGGGAGCCTGGGTATCCGGGTAGGTGGTCTGCAGTGCCATGGCTTAGGCCTCCTTCTGGCCGGCGGTGCGGTAATCGAGGCTGGCCACGAACGCGGCATAGCCGTTGTCCTGGACCGTGGTGCGCTGGCTGACGCCGTCGCGCAGCGCACGCGCCACGGGGTCGGTAGCCTTGACGCTGTCGGCGAGGATGTCGAACCGCGCCTCGATGTAGGCGTCGGCCTTGCCGGCGACCGCGGCGTCGCCGAGCTTGCCGATCACCGCGGCCTTGCGGACCTCGGCGTCGCTCTTGCCGCGGTAGTCGGCGTCGTGGATCGCCTTGGCGGTAGCCACCAGGTCGCCGCGCGCCTGCACACGCTCGTCCAGCGCGGCGTCGGTCAGGACCTTGCCCTTAAGGTCGTCGCGTTCGGCCTCGACCTTTGCGATGGCTGCGTCCTTCGCCGCGATGGCGGTGGTGTGCGCAGTGTTGGCCGCGTCCAGCGCGCTGCGGCTGTCCTGCACCTGCTGCTGGAGCTTCGTGATCGCCTGGGCGCCCGCGTCGGTGGTCTCGACGGACAACCCATCGACCATGACGGTCCGGGTGTTGGTGTTGCTCATGGTGGATTTCTCCGGTTGAGGGTTGGTGGCGCCGCGATCCTGGTCACCGGGGGTGCGGCCATCCCCGATGCGAAGCTGCTGCCCGCCCCGGGCGCGATCGACCAGGGCGAGGTGGTTCATGCGGAGGTTGGTCTGCACCGCGTCGTAGGGCTGGCCGTCCGGAGCGACGCCGTCGCGGAACACGATCTCGGCGGTGTAGCCCATCGAGAGCTGGCGCTTGCCGGACTCATAGGCGGTGATCGCCGCGGCGTCCATCAGCACCAGCGGCACGCGCACGAACTCGCCGTCGCGCACCACCTCGGCGCCGGTCTGGCCAGCGGAGACGGCCTTCCAGGTGCTGGCGTCCACCATCTTGTCCGGGTGCTCGACGGTGATCGGCCGGAAGGCGTAGCTGTGCATCGCGTCCGTGGCGAAGACCTCTTCCGCGGGGCGGTACAGCCGCACCACCGGCATGTCGGGCCGGCCCAGCTCGCTGCCCAGGTATTCCTGTACGCCGGTGCGCGCGACCTTTACATCGGCCACGAGGTAGCCGTCCGCGGTGCGGCGGGGCGCCGACACCGAGACTCGATCAGTCAGAAACATGGGTTACTCCTCGTTGGCGTTCGGCTGGTCGGCCTGGCCTGCTGCTGCCACGGCGAGCGCCGCGCGCTCTTCCGCGTCCTGCTCTTCCTGCCAGTTCGGGTTTTCCCGGGTGAACTCTTCCATCTCCGACTCCAGGCCGGGCGCCACGCCGGCCTCGGTGAGCATGTTCACGGCGACCTTGGACAGCACGTCTTCGGGGATCAGCTTCGTGTCGGCGATGGTCTTGATCGTGTCGGCCGTGGTCTTGCCGATCGTGGCGCGCTCGGTGTCGCTGGTCTGCCACAGGCTGCGCCAGCTGAAGAAGACCTCCGGTGGGCGCGCGCCGAGCGCGGAACGAACCAGGCATTCGTCCAGCACCTGCAGCGCAGGCTGCAGCACCAGCTCCTGGCCCGAGCTGATCCGGTCGTAGTAGTTGCGGATGTCGCCCTCGCCCGTCGAGTTCAGGCCGGCCGGCGACTGCCCCAGCAGGCGCGTGATCGGGATGTCCGCCGCGCCCGACACCAGCTGCATGAAGGTCAGCAGCACGTCGGACAGGTTCGCGAAATTCGCCGACTTCTGCTCGTATTCCTCCTCGGTGTCCATCAGCAGCGTGCCGTTGATGCCCTTGAGCATGGCGGCCAGCTGCAAGCGGTCCTGTACCTGGGCCTCCGTGACCTTGTCCGACAGCATCGCCATCAGGCCGGGGATCTTGATGACGTCCACCTTCGCCTCGAACACCAGCGAGGCGATGTTCGCGCTGGTGCTGTCTGCGCGCTTCACCTCGTCCATGATCGCTATCAGCACCGAGTCGCCCCAGCCGTCGCCGGCTTCCATGTCCGGGTCGGGCCGGTGCGCGCCGTGCAGCACCACCAGCCGCGACGGATGGATCTCCACCTGGCCGCCGGTGGCGCTGGACAGCGTGTAGTGCGCCGGCCGGCCGTAGTTCGGCGACTCCGGGTCGCGGTCCAGTTCGCCCGCCTGCAGCACACGCTTGGTCAGCACGTTGAGGTGGCGGATGCCGCCCTTCGTGATGCGCGCCGGGTCCAGCGGTGCCGCCGCCGCGGTGTCGCCGGTGCCGATGTACAGCGCCGCGCCGCCGAACAGCCGGGCCTTGATGTGCGCCTCCAGCAGCTTCACCTGCAGGCCGAGCCGCTTCTCCTCCTCTTCGATCGCGCTGATCTGGTCCTGCTCCGCATTCCAGCTGCGCCACTTCCGGCAGCTGTCCAGCGCCGGGATGTCGATGATTTTGCGCGCCAGCCAGGTGCCGCGGTATGCGTTGCTGGCGTCTTGCTCGGTGAGCATCGGCAAGCCGTAGCGCGAGGCCGACGCCTTGTCCCGCGGCGTGCCCAGGTTCGCGACCAGGTTGACCAGCCCGTCGGTGAGTCGTGCGAGCTTGCCCATCAGAGTGCGTTCCCGAGGTTGTAGGTGCTGCCGGTGACCAGCTCAGCGAAGGCGCCGGACAGCGCGTCCACCTGGTCGTCGTGCTTCGCGTTCGGGAACTCGGCGATCTCGTCCAAGAACGCCTGCACCCATGGGCCTTTCACCAGCTTGATGTTCCCGGCCTCGGCTTGAGCCTCCACCGGCGTTGCCCGGACCTCCTTCGATCCGGATTCCAGCGCCGACTTGATGTCCCAGCCGGCCAGCAATTTCACCTGGTGCGCGGCGTTGCTCTTGCCGGCGGCGCCAGGGTCCTGCGGGATCCGGACCTTGATCGTCTTGCCGTCCTGCATGGCGGTGTTCTTCAGCATCCGCTCGACGCCAGCGGGCGACACTTGGTCGCGCACCACGTCCAGCACGTAGTAGATGCCGCCGGTCTCGCCCAGCAGCAGGCCGACTGTGTAGTCGGGGTCGCCCTTCTTCTTCTGCTCCTTCGGGTCCGTAGCAGCGAAGTCCCAGCGGCGAACCTTGCGCGCCGCCAGGATGACTGGCGCGGCCTCCACCACCTCGAACCAATCCCTCTTGAACTTGCCGCCATCGCGTGGCGTTGGCCGCTGCTGCTGCTGTCCAGCAACCGCGTAGCTCCCCAGGATCTTCTTGTCGCGCTCCACCACGGCGCGCGGGAAGCGCTCGGGGAAGAGCAGCTCGCCGTCCTCGGTCCGCGGATCACTGAAGCCGATGGATGTTCGGCACCGGCGCTCCGGCTCGAACTCCATGGGCAGCATCAGGTGCTCGTAGCCGAGGCCCAGATCCAGAATCTGCCCCGAGACGTCCTTCTCGTGCAGGCGCTGCATGATCACCACGATCGCCGACGTGGCCGGGTTGTTCAGCCGCGTCGGCACCGACTCGCGGAAGATGCGGGTTGTGGTCGCGCGCTCAGCCGGGCTTTCTGCGGTCTCGGTGGAGTGCGGGTCGTCGATGATGACTCGGTCGCCGCGACCGCCGGTCAGGCTGGCGAAAGCCATGCCCTCGCGGTTGCCCATCTTCGAATTGGCGAACGACATCTCGCCCGAGCGGTTCAGCTCAATCTCCGGCCAGAGACTGCGGAACCATTCCGACTGCACCAGGTCGCGCATGCGCCGGCTATCGCGCTTGACGAACTTCTCCGCGTAGGAGGTCGTCAGGTAGCGCATCGACGGCAGCCCGCGCGGCCCCCACTCCCAGGCCGGCCAGAAGACGCTGGCGACCAGCGACTTCATCGTGCCCGGCGGGATGTTGATCAGCAGCCGGGTGATCTGCCCGTCGGTGATCGCCTCCAGGTGCTGGCACAGCACGTCGATGTGCCAGCCGTGCACGTAAGGCTGCGACGGCTCCAGGACGTGCCAGCCCTCGCGAATGAAGCCGGCGAGGCTCCTGCAGCGCTCCCTGATGCCCTCAGCGCCGCGCCGCACCCGTTCCCTCTCGCGCTCAGCCGCCCTCCTCGTCCTCTCCGCCCGGATCTCCGCCAGTGTCGGCAAGCGGGCCGAGGATCGCTTCAAGGCGGTCGAGTTCATCGTCGGAAAGCTTGCTCAGGTCGTAGGTGCCGATGGCACCGGAATGGCGGTGGCGCTCGACGATGTGTCCGCCGATCTTGGCCTTGCCCATGGTGGCGGCGACGGCGGCGCTGGATTGCTTCTCCTTCAGCGCCAGCTTGCGGGCCTGCTCCAGCTCCGCCATCAGCGACTCGGCGGTCACCTCGGCCTTCTTGGCGACCCGGCGCTGCCCCTTGTTGACCGCCGCGGCGACGTCAGCATTGGTCAACAGACGCGAGCCCTGCTGCTTGGCCGTGCCCTTGCTGTACCCGGCGCGGATGGCGGCCTGGGTGGCGTTCTGGTCCTTGAGGTATTCGGAGACGAACCGCTGCTGCTTCGGTGAAAGCGGCTGGTCGCGGGAAGCGGCTGCCCTGCTCATGGCTGCTGTGCGCTGATCGTGGGCGCTGCGGAAATTCCGCAAGTGGATCGGAGCGAGAGGCCCGAAGAGGATGGCTGCACGGCCTCGCTGCGACCGTTGACGGCTCCCAGAGCTGGGCCACGCTGCAATCCCACCACTCCGGAATCAGATACCACCATGCACGTCACCATCGAAAACGTCAGCATCGCCGCCAACCTCATCCGCCTGCTCATCTGGGCTGCCGACCGCTGGTTCCAGCGACAGACTCCTCGGTCCGATCCGCCGCGATCACGGCTTGCGCTGCTCCGAGCTGGTCGTCGGCGTCGCGGGCGAGACGAACAAGATCTCCCGCAACCTCTGCTCGTAGCTGGGCGGGCGCATCACGTTCGGCGGCGCCGGCGGCAGCGTCGGACAGACGCTGGGTTTCGCAGGTGGCGAGGTCGTCGCGCAGCTGGAGACTGCCGTCACGCACGCCAGCAACAACAGCAGCAGGGACGGCCTGGGCCGCCGCACGGTCTTCTTCATGCTTCGCTCCGATATCGGCCAGCACCTGGCCCTGGGTGTGCTCGATCTCGCGCGCGCCGGCCTGGGCCTTGGCCTCGCCCTGGGCGGCGGCGGTGTCCACGTGCGCGGCCGTCGCCTCCGCGCGGTCGCCTCGCCAGGCCCAGCCGGCGCCGAAAATGGCCGCCGACCACAGCAGCGAGGCGACGATGGCGATCAGGATCCGGTTCACGGTCAGTCCCTCGGCAGATTGGATAGGTCGGCCCACAGCCACGCCAGCGCCGCCAGCAGGCCCACGCACAGCGCAGCAACCAGCCAGCCCGGCGGATCGCCCGCCGGCGGCAGGCCGCGGTCCCAGTGGTCACTCATTCGGTTTCGGCCCGCTCGAGGCCCAGCACCAGCTTCACGACCGCGCGCCGGTCATTGGCGTTGGCCCCGTAGAGCGTGTCCCAGTTGCAGACCAGAAGCTCCGCGACCGCGGCCTCCCAGTCCCCCCTTCGGATCACCGCCCACAGCTCGCCCCAGTCGCGCATGCGCTCCGGCCCCAGGATGTCGGCGAGCGCGTAGATGTAGGGCAGCTTCGGCTGCGCTTCCGGGTGCACTGCCAGCAGCTCGAACACCCGGCCGCGCAGCACGCCCTGCGACCATTCCACGTCGTCCAGCAGTGCAGCTGCGGCGACCTTGCGACTCTGCGGCCGCACTTCGATCGGCCTGCCATACCCGTGGCGCAGCACGCGGTTGCCATCGCGCCCGGGCAGCGGCCGCATCGCCCAGCACTCTTTGAGCAGCTCGACCGCCTTTTCGCATGCGACCTTCTCGGATGTGGCAAGAGCGGCGTCGTCCAGATCCGGCATCATTCCGTCCCCGTCCCGGCCGCCGGTGGATCGTTGGGCTGCAGCGATTCCGGCCGCGCGCACGGGAACATCCGGTAGATCACGTTCGAAGCGGTGGTCCACAGCCCCATGGCGGCGAAGCCGGTCATCAGCGCGAACCAGGCGCCGCGCGGCGTCGGCACCTTGGCCCAGCAGATGACGATCGCTAACAGGCACGACCAGAACCGGATCCGTGCCTTGGTGAACGCCGGCGGCCACGACGCGCGCATGCCGATCTGCTGTGGCAGGTGCGGCAGCAGCAGCCCGATCGCCACGCTGATCGCCAGACTCATCCACATGGCCTCGACCTGTGGCACAGACAGGAAGCTACCCATGTCGATCAGGAACAGCTTCACGGCCGGCCAGTTGTCGGCAAGGCCGAAGATGCTGGCAGCGATCGGCACCGCCACGCCCAACTGCGCCAGCGTGATGCGCGCCACGTCAGGTGGCCGCCGTCTCGAACACGCGGCGCTCGTCCGCGCGCCGATTCACCAGACCCTGCATCCGCTTGCCGGCCGCCATCGTCCAGACGTTGAACTGCTGGCCGGCCGCCAGCGTCTTGCCCTCGTTGAACAGGCGCAGCAGCGTGGACTCGCTGAAGCGGCGCAGCCCGATGTTGTAGGCCAGCGACGCCATCGCGCCGAGCTGGTTGTCCGTCGCCGGCCGCTTGAGGAAGACGAGCACGCCATCCACGAACCGGGACACGTCATGCTCCAGCCGCTGATCGGCCTGGGCCTGCGTCCAGGTCACGCCCTTGCGGATGCCCGGACCGGTCGCGCCGTAGCCGATCGTCCAGGGATCGGCGCCCGTCGCCGGGTCCGGGTATGCGGTCAGGCGGCAGCCCTCCCACTTGCGCACCAGCGAGGCGGCAACGGCGATTGGGGACATGGTGGCTCCGAATGGTGGCGCGGGCGGCCGGACCCGGCCCTTGATCGGCCGGCAGCAGCCAGCCCAACCCGCATGCAATAGGTGCCCGGCCCGCGGTCCAGCTGGACGCATGGCTTGGTCTGGCGAGGGGCCGGGCGGAAACGAAAAAACCCCCGGGGGTCTCCCGAGGGCTTCTATGTCAGCTTCGCGGATTCTGGGCCTCTCAGGATAATCCTGTCAAGTGGTAGCAATCACGCGGCCTTTGCCGTCCCAAGAAGCACGCCGTGCACCCGCTCCGTGCCTCGGCGCGCCATGTCCAGGTAGCTCGGCTGGCTCACCGCGGCCAGGCCGGCGGTGGTCAGCAGCAGGTTCGCCGTCTCCCATCGCTCGATCTTGCGGCGCCCTTGGCCGCAGTAGTAGGCGCGCAGCACCCACCCCAGCGCCGGCGCATGCCGCGCGATCTCGAAGACGGCATCCTCGATCTGCTGCGCCTCGGCGTCGACCTCCAGCGGCTTGAAGCCGATGGACCGGCTCGGCATTTCCCCGCGATGGTCGATCAGGACCTGCAGCAGGTTCTTCGAGGCATGGCCCAGGTACTCGCAGTCGCGCGCCAGCGCGAACACCTCGCCCCAGCGCTCGAGCCGGCGCCGCACGTATTCGCTCATGGTGTCAGGCTGCATCGCGGTACTTCTCCAAGGTGTTCGGGTCGAATCGGAAAACGGGCTGTTTCTTGTCCCAGCTGCAGGCGCCCTTCTGGCGTTCCTCCTGCCCGCGGCAGTGGACGATGCCCAGCGTGGTGTCGCGGCAGGCGCAGATGCAGCAGTTGCCGTGCCGGCGGCGGTCGGCGTCCATGCGCTTGCGCAGCACGCGGGCGTGGTGGTGCTCGGTGTAGCGCTCGGGCCGGGTGAGGTCGTCGGGGTTGCTCACGCGGCGCGCGCTCCCAAGTCTCCCTGCTCGAGGAAGAGGGCGATCAGCAGCGCGTCGGCGCGGCCGTTGTCCTTCTTCCGCTTCAGCGCGTCGGCGGCACTCGGGAACCGCTGCAGCGCCAGCAGCCGCGCCGCGTCCTTGTCCTGGCCCAGCAGGCCATACCGGCGCTTCCACACCGCGGGGATGACGCGGGCGTACGGGATGCCCAGCACCTGCAGCACCGCGCGCAGGCCGCCGTAGGTGTCGCCGAACCGGAACGCTGAGGTGCCGCCGTCCGTGGGCCGCGCGCCGACCTTCTCGATGCACGCGGACGCGTAGGCACCAGGGTGCGCGGCGCGCTGCTCGCGGATCCACAGCGCCACCGCGCGGGCGTCCACCTCGCGCCAGTCGCCGACCTGCGATGTGGGCATGTCGAGGATCGGCCCGGCCTCGCCGTCGATCAGTGTCGCGATGGCACCGGTCAGGCCAGGGTCGATGCCAAACGTCAGGCGCATGGTCATGCTGCGTGCCTCCAAGTCGGGATGGTCCGCGGCGCCGGCGCGGCCTGGATGCCGGGCAGCCGATCGACGGCGCCGCCGCGCGCCAGGAACTGCTCGACGGTCTCGGCCGGGCGGCTCGAGGGCGTGACCACCGGCTTGGGCGTCATGCCGGCCATGCTGCCGACGCGCTGCAGCCTGGTCGGCGCCGGCCGTGGCGCGCTGGCGCGCTCCTGCCGCTGGGCGGCGACACGCTTCTTTGGCGGACGCCCGGTGGCGCGAGCCTCCCGTGCGGCCTGCTGCTCGGCGCGCACGGCCTGCCGTGCCTCGCGTTGCTGCTTGAGGTCAGCGAGCCGCTCCTCCTGCGACCGGCCGCCGAGACGCTTCCAGCGCTCGCGCGACGCGGCATTGCGCTTCGCCCTGCGCACCTCGGGCGTCAGCTTCGACGCCTTCGTGGGCGGCCGCACGAACTCGTAGCGAGTCCCCCTGCCGAACCCGTCGCGCTTCACCTGGCCGCTGCGTACCAGCAGCGCAAGCGTCCAAGCGATCAGCAGCCGTTCTTTTCCCTCGGCGCCCAGCCCATCCGAGACCTCAGCCGCCGACCGCATGCCGCCGGCGGCGATCAGCCATCCCCGAATCTGCGCGGCCCGGCTCATGCGGCGCTCCGGCGCTGCTGGCGCTCGCGATCCTCTTCATCCCAACCCAGCACCCATGCCTCGCGCAACGCCCGGTCGTCGGCGGTGATGCCGTAGCGCGGGCCGTCGTCCCGCCCCTTGCTGACCTGGCGCGCGCGACGCCCGGCTTCGCGTGCCTGCTCGTAGCGTTGCTGGTTCATCGGGCACCTCCGAAGAAGCCGCCCCACCACAGCAGGGCCGCCATGATCGCGGCGGCGATCAGATGCGCGACGAAGTGGTGCTTCCCGGTTTTCGGTTGCCCGTCCTTGATGAGGCTGACGGTCAGGCCGGCCGTGGTCAGGACGATCCAGATGATCTGTGGTGCGTTCATGCTGCCCTCGTGATGTTGAGTAGTTGGTCCTGGTAGTCCTGCCAGGCTTCAGTGCCGCGGCCGCCGAGCACGTCCAGCGTCCACATGCGGAATTCGCGCGCCTGCTCTTGGAAGCTCGGGCCGTAGATGGCGTACATGGCCCGGCCGTTCTTGCCGGGCATGGGGATGCCCTGGTGGTGCCAGTCGCCCATGGCGACGACCGCGTGCTGGCCAATCTGCTTTTGCCCGTGCAGGTCGCCCACGTTTCTGTGATGGATGCGGACGTGGCCGCAGCCGATACCGCGCTGCAGGCCGGCGGCGAAGCGCCAGCGGCAGACCACGCAGCCGAGCGCGCGCGCGGCGTCCTGGTAGGCCTGCTCGGCGCGCGTCGCCGGCTTAATCGCGCGCTTCATGCGGCATCCTCAGCAGCCTGGACCCAGGTCTGCGCGCGCTCGATGCGCTGGCCGATCCACTGGATCACCGGCACTGCGAAACTGTTGCCCAGCATCTTGTAGCGAGGGCCGTCGGCCATCAGCAGCGACCATGCCCCGTCGTGCTCCTGCCGCCACCGCGCTGCAGGCCGATCCTTCGTGACCTTGCGGGCCTCGTGCCGGCCAGGCAGCGGCACCAGCGTCCAGTCGTCCGGCGCGCCCTGCAGCCGCTCGCACTCGCGTGGCGTCAGGCGGCGTACCTGCATGCCCTGCTGCAGGTACGTGGTCTGCTTCATTCCCGGCTCCGCGGCCAGCGAACCGGCGACCTCCATCTGTCGCACTTCGTCGCGCTGGTTCTGTGCGAAAGCGATAGCGGGAACTTGGCCAACTGACAGCGTGGGGGCCGTGCCGCTGGCCGGGTCGTAGCCGAGCGTCGTCTGCACGCCTCCGCCCTGGTGGGAGAACGCAACCGCTGGCGCATGGGCACCGGCGCATAGCGGGTGGCACGGATCGCCAGGCCGCGGATTGCTGCCATTGGCCTTGCTGGTGATCTGCGTGGTGTCGAATGGGACAGGCTCGACTACGAACGTCTCGCTCTCAAAGTCCAGCCTGCCGCTGGCGCTGGCGCACGCATTGAGGCACGTCGCGGTGTCGATGGGGCCACTGGTGTTGTTGCCACCGAACGCGATCAACCCGTTGCGCTCGTCCTTGCTACTACCGCGGTCAGGGCGGCATGTAAGGCTGCCGGCAACGCCTTCCCCCGCTTCTCGGCGCGGCGCAGAATCCCCGCGCAGGCGGTCGGGCTCAAGAAGTACCGGGGGGCGACCGGCCCAGTCTCCAGTATCGAGGACAGCGAACACGCGACGGCGCCGCTGCGCCACTCCGAACCACTGCGCGTCCAGCACGCTCCATTCGATGAGTCCACGGGGACCGAGCGCCACACCTTCGTTGCCCCAGCCGTCTTGCGGGACAGCGAGCTCGGATCCTGCCAGTGCACCAACCACGCCAGCAAAGTCCCGTCCGTAGTTGCTGCTGAAGGCGCCTGGAACGTTCTCCCAGACGAGCCAGCGGGCGCCGCAAAGAGTTCGTGCTGCATGGAAGATCCTCAGTTGCTCATGGAAGAGGCTGGAGCGCGCGCCGATCAGGCCCGCACGCTTGCCGGCGACGCTCAGGTCTTGGCATGGGCTGCCACCGATGACGACATCGAGCTGGCCCAGTGCCTGGATCTGTGCGCCGGTGATCGCGGTGACGCTGCCGAGATTCGGCACGTGCGGCAGGCGGTGCCACAGCAGCGCGCAGGCGGCCGGGTCGATCTCGGCGACGGCCGCGCACTCCCAGCCCAGCGGTCCCCAGGCCAGGTGCGCCGCTTCCATGCCCGAGAAAAGGGATAGGTAGCGCATCAGTGCACCCGCGCGGCGCAGCCGCGGTTCGCTAGAATCCGGTCAACCCAGCACGGAGCATTGCGATGAACGACAGCAGCATCCGCCAGTTCAGCCTGGTTCTTTACGCGCTCGCGCTGCTGTTGGTCGGCGGGCTCGTCGCGGCGCTCACCTGGCCGGCGTGGGGCGTCGTCCCCGAGTGGATGAAGGAACCGACTTGGCCGGCCTGGGTCCAGGCTGTGATGTCGGTAGTCGCCATCGTTGCCGCTGCATTCGTACCGCGCTGGCTCGATGCCCAGAAGCGCAAGGATGCGTCCGACCAATACCTCATTTTCTGCAAGTATCTCCTGGGGGAAGCTGAAAGCTTGCGGGAGCAAGCAAGCACAAAACCCGGACGGTATGGACTGCGGATGTGGGGCCATGAAGCGGAGTGGCAGTCCATAGCCGATGGTGCGCGGGAACTCCATCTCAACGAACTCCCGCACGCGAAGTATCTGGGCGTCTGGTTGCAAGTCCGCGAGATGGCAGTGCGTATTGCGGACTACAGCGCTGGCATAGCGAGAACAGGGGAAGAGGATGATCCGGATGACCACGACATCCTGGATGGCTACCTCTATCGATTGCGCAACCTGCACAACGAGTTGATCGACATCGACGTGTCGATACGCGGTCAGCGCGGCTACGCCAAGGTGGAAACCCCCGACTGACCTATTCATGCAGCCCTCCGCGCCGGCGCCGACTGCGTGCCCTGCCCGTTGGCCATGAGCCAGAATTCGGCGCGCACGTCGTCCAGCAGCACATGCGCATAGTGCTCGCCGATGTGCGCGGTGATGCCGCGGAAGAAATCGGCGAACTCGTCCTCTTCCATCGAATCGAAGGCCAGGGACTGCGCGACCTTCACCGGGATCGTGCGGATCTCCGGCAGCACCGCGGCGAGCACCTTGCGCGCGCCGGCGCCGAGCACGGCCTCGGCCGCGTCCAGCAGCGCCGACACCACCGGCGCGGCGTCCATCTCCACCGTCTCGCAGCGGATGCCCGATTCCAGCTGAACGCGCTTCAGCGCCGCATGCGCGTCCAGGTCGCGGAACTCCTCGACGTTGTCCACCAGCAGATGCCCGATGGCATGCGCGAGGCGGTGGAACGCGGGATTGCGCGACTGTTTTATTTCGAGCCGGTACTCGTGGCCGACGCGGTAGCCGCGCTCCTTCGCGAGCCTGCGGTCGATCGGGTTCGTAGGGACGAAGGCGCCCACCTCCTCGCCAGTGCTCGGGTCGATCATGCGCAGACATGTGCCGTAGATCGGCCGGCTCGCGCGCTTCTGCCTGATCTTTCTCGCTGCTGCGGTCATGGTCATTCGTCGCCGTCCTGCCGCGCGGCGGCGTTGACCTTGCGGAAACCACGTGGGCGCGGCGCCGGCTTGTCGTCGCTCTCGATCGGCGCCGGCTGCCAATACTCCGGCAGGTTCTGGAACTTGAAGCGCTCCGGCATGTAGAGCGCGCGCACCTCGCCGGCCGGCCCGTTCCGCTGCAGCGCGACGATCAGCTCGGCGGTGCCCTTCCAGCGGCTGCCGCGGTGGTAGACCTCGTCGCGGTAGATGAAGATCACCGCGTCCGCGTCCTGCTCGATCGAGCCGGAATCGCGCAGATCCGCGGGCTGCGGGCGCTTATCGGGCCGGTCCTCCAGCTTGCGATTGAGCTGGCTCAGCAGCAGCACCGGGATGCCCAGTTCGCCGGCCATCATCTTCAGCGCCCGCGTGATATCGCCGAAGCCCTGCGCACGGTTGTCCCCGCTGGTCTGCATCAGCTGCAGGTAGTCGATCACCACCAGGCCGAGCGGCTTGCGCGCGTGCTGGCGCCGCACCTGCGCGACGACGTGCTCTACACGGGCGTTGCGCGGCTTGCTGACGTAGATTTCCGCCGCGCGCAGGCGCTTCATCGCCTGGGTGACGTGCGCCCAGTCCATGTCGTCCAGATCGCCGGAGCGGATCCGGCCGCCGTCGATGCCGCCGATCGACGACAGCATGCGGTCGCCCAGCTCCTCTGGCTGCATCTCGAAGCTGAAGATCGCCACCGGCACGCCGCGGTTCAGCGCCGCATGCTCGGCGATGTTCTGCGCCAGCGTGGTCTTGCCCATCTTCGGACGCGCCGCCAGCACGTACAGGCCGCCCGGCTTCAGGCCGCCCAGCAGCGCGTCCAGCTCGTCGATGCTGGTCGGCAGGCCCTGCGCGTCGCCCTCGCCGCGGGAGCGGTCGCCGAGCCGGTCGAACACGCGCTGCATGACCGGCGCGACCAGCTCCAAGTCGCAGGGCTGCGTGTCCAGCAGGTGACCGATCCGCGTCTGCGCCTCGCCGATCAGCTCCACGCTGCTGCGGCCGGCTGGCGCGAACGCATCGTCCACCAGCTCGGTGCCAACCTCGATCACCCGGCGCAGGCGTGCCTTGTCCGCCACGATCTCGGCATGCGCACGCACGTTCGCTGCCGACGGCGTCGTGCTGGCCAGCTCGATCAGGTACGCGCCATCGCCGATCAGTTCCATCTTGCCCTGGGCCTGGAACCAGTCGCCTAGGGTCACCGTGTCGAATGGCCGCGCCGGGACCGCTGTCGCCATCTCGTGGATCGCGCGCCAGATCAGCTGGTGATCGCGGCGGTAGAAGTCCTGCCAGGTCAGCAGGTCGCCGACCTGGTCCCAGGCGCTGGCACGCAGCATCAGGCCGCCCAGCACCGCCTGCTCAGCGTCCACGCTGTGCGGCGGCACGCGCAGCCCGGCGTGGTGGCGCTCCTGCTGGCGCTGCTCCCCGTAAAGCGCCGCCATGCGCTCGGTCTCCTCGTGGGCGTTCATGCGGCGTGCTCCGTCATCGCCCGGTCGAACAACTTCGCGATCACGTTCTCCCGCAGCAGGTACTCGAAGTCGGGCTTCCAGTTCTCGTGCCCGGCACCGCCGGGCTTCTTGCCGGAGTGGAAGTCGTCGTCGGCCGCGGTCTCGAACAGCGCGGTCCAGAACTGCGGCGTGACCCGCTCGTTGCCATACAGCTGCCGGCAGATGGCGCGCGCCGTCGGCAGGGCCTTCTCGACCGCCTTGATCCGCGGCTTGTTCAGCACCGTGCAGGCGACCAGCGCACCGGCCGGCTTGGCCAGCAGCCGGTTGTAGGCGGCCTGGGCCTCCTCGGCGATCTGCTGGATCCGCTGGGTCTTCCGGTGGCTCAGGTCAGCAGGTGGCGACGGCGGGGTCAGCGTCAGCGACGCGGACGAATCCGAGCGAAGCGAGGAAGCTTCTGCTCTTGGAGACGGAGACGGTATCGGAGACGGAGACGGAGACGGGGCAGACGGTTTTTCGGTTTTAGCAGGATTGTCGCCTGCTAAATCGCTGCTATTAGCAGGATTCGGGCTGCTACTAGCAGGCGAATCCGCGTCTTTAGCAAGACGGGCTGCGTACTCGGGCATGAGCCGCGCTGCCTCCTCGCGACCGTGCCGGCGGCACAGTGCCGACCACTTCGCTCGATCCGCGCGCGCTTCCGAGCCTGCCGACCAGGGTTGATGCTCCGCCCAGTCGTGCAGCCGATACACGCCCTCTTCCCCATCCAGGAAGCCCACCGACGCCAGTTCGCGCACCAGCGCATCGTTCTCGCCGCCCCAGTCCGCGGCAAGCTCGATGTCCTCGGCCGACATGCCCGTGAGGTCGCCGTCGGCACGGTTCGCGCGCGCCCAGAGGATCAGGCACACCAGGGACCAGCCAGCGCTGGCGCCCAGCCTGCGGATCAGCTTCTTCGTCTTGGGATGCCCGGGCAGTCCAACGCTCAGGCGCGCGTCTGTGCTCACGCCAGGCCCCCTGCCCGCTCCATGCGGTGCGCCTGCGCGGCGCTGCGCGCCAGGCACTCGCGACGCAGCGCTTCCCAGTGGGTCCGCGCCAGCGCGTGCTGGCCGGAGGCGTTGGCCAGCTTCAGCGCGGCGGCGAAGCGGCGGATGCGGCGCTCGCGGCGCCAGTCGGTGATGCGCTGCAGGATCATGCGGCGGCCCTGCCCTTCTCGACCGCGGCGCGCGCGTGCTGCGCGACCTGGGCGAGGAACGCCTGGGCATCGCCGCAGCTGGTCGCGATGTCGTTCGCTTCGTTGGGCGTGATCCGGCCGTCGGCCAGCGCGTCGTTGATGATCTCGGCCAGCTTGCCCTTCGCCGACGACGCCGACAGCAGAGCCGTCAGCAGCGAGCCGGTGGTCGGGGTATCCACGCGCTGCAGCGTGTAGCCGTGCTGCGCAGCCAGCGCGTGCAGGATCCGGTCGTCACCGGTGACGCCCATCACCTCGCTGGCTTCCACCAGCGTCAGGTGGTGCGTCGTGTTGTTCGGGTTGACCTTGTTGCGCAGCACAGCGGCGGACATGCCGATGCGCGGCGCCAGCGACTCGCTGCCGCCCGGGTAGGCGTGCACGGTCTTGTGGGCGGCGTCGATGATGTGCATGGGTGATCTCGGTGAACGTGGAATGCAGGCGTGCGGCGGCGCACCATCTGCGCCATGGAGAAGATCAAGTCAGCAGGGAAGCAGGCCAGGGACGGCCAGGTGCGCGTACCGCGCGGCAGCAACGTCACGGCGCTGGTGAAAGTCGGAGGGAACTGGCTTTCGGCCCGATGGATCGATGGCCGACTCGTAACGCGGGTACTGCGCCGCGGGCCTGGGTGACCCGTGGCGATCAAAGAAGGCGTCGCCCTCCTTGCGGTAGGCTGCTGTTTCCACACGAACAGCCAAAGCCCGCAAGGAGGGCGACATGGATTTGACCTCAATCACCACAGTGATTGCCTCGCTCGCGATCGCCCAGCAACTGGCCGCCGCGACGCTGGGCGTCCGCGACTACAACCAGTCGGCGGCGGCTATCGCCAAGATCAACGAGCAGCTGCTCGCAGCCCAGCAGGGACTGCTCGGGCACAACGCCATGCTCCTGCAGCTCCAGCAGAACTACTTCGAGACCACAAAGCAGCTGAGAGAACTCAAAGAAGCCATCGCGAAGAAGGACAGCTATCCGCTTGTCGATATCGGAAACGGCGCGCTTGCATACGCCGTCGATATCCAAGCTGGCGGGGAGAGCGATCCAGAAATCGCGAAGACGCAGCACCATCTCTGTCAAATCTGTTGGGACCGCGATGGCGTCCGCAGCGTCCTTCAACCCGCTCCGTGGTATGGCGGGAGCCTCTACCGGGTATGCAACCACTGCGGAAAAGAGTTGCTCGTCGGCGGAGCTCGAGCGAGTGATAACGCACCGACGGCTCCCGGGGCCATCTATAACCCGCTCACATGAACTGATTGCGGCGTGCCTACGCTGCATCGCGGGCCTCCGAGACCGGCGCCGGGCCGAAGATGTCCGGGCGCTTCTGGAGGCCCTTCCAGCACCATGCATCCGGCAGAGGGGCATCCTCATCGCGGCCAGTCATCGACTGACGCGGGAGGCCGAGGAAGCGGGCGAACTCGGCTCGTGTGCTGAGACCGAGGGCTTCCATCGCGTGTCGCAAGGTTGGGTTCATGCGCGCAGTCAACCATTGTTGACCTCAAGCTGTCAACCATCGTTTACCGCGGCGCGCCGATGATGCCCCCGATGAACATCGGTGAACGACTCCAAAAATTACGCGCCAACGCCGACCTCGACCAAGTTCAGGCAGCGAAAATTGCCGGCACGACCAAGCAGGCTGTGAGTCAAATCGAGAACGGCCGGACGAAGGTGCCCGGTGGCATCTACCTCTACCGTTGGGCCAAGTACTACGGCGTCGACCTTGAGTGGCTGATTATGGGAGAACGCCCCGCTCGCAAGGCGAACAATCCCACAGAGGACTCGCTCCTCGATCCGGAGCGCTTGGTTCGCGCGCATAGGATCCTCGCGGCCCGAGGCCCATACAGCTTGGATGACCCTAATGACGCCCGGGCCTTTTCGCAAGCATACCTCGAAGCAACCGATGGCCGGCTCAACGCGTTTGAGGAACTGGGACGAGGTCTCTCCGCAGACGAGGCTGTCCAAGAGGAGCTAAGGAGACAAGTGGAGCAAGATCCAAGCCAGGACCCGAGTGCCGCCCTGAAGCCGCGCAAAATGTCTACGCGGTAAGGCCTGGCAGCCTGTAGCTTCCCTGCATGGATCAGGGGATGCATGTGCGATGGACGCTTTTAAAAGGCTTGGATGGACTTGCGCGTGCGCTGGCCTCTACTACCTCGCTTTTCGCTTTGCATGGTTCCATTCGGCGGATCAGTTTTTCTTGCCGGCGGGACTGCGCATCGCGTGTCTGCTTTTTCTGCCATACCGTCTTTGGCCGAGCATCTTCATAGGTGATGCCGCGGCGACGCTGTCGCTGCGTATCCCCTTCGCTGAAGCCAACAATTTCCCAGTGTCGTGGGCCTATTGCAGCGCGCTGTTGTTCTCGCCAGTCCTTTCGCTTGGGGCGCTCGCGCTGCGCCGTTACTGGCCCGCTGCTTACACGCGGGAGAAGTATCTTCCGTGCACGCTGCTGGCACTGGCAGTTTGGGGTGTTGCCGCAAACATTGCCCTGAATGCACTCTTTTCAGGGCCAATTGAATCTCCTCTCGCGACCTATGCCTACAAGGTCAGCACCGGCCAGTTCCTAACCTCGATCGTCGCAGTGCTCCCCATCATGGTCTGGCTCCGCCGCGCAGAGGTGACCAACTGGAATCGCTTAATCCGCGATTCGCTGCTATGCGTTGGGGCGCTGCTTAGCGCGTACTTCGGCGCCGGCCTCGTTGAGGAGTCCTGGCAACGCCTAGCATTGCTGGGGATGATGATTCTGCCAGCGCTGACGCTGACGGTGCTGCACGGGTGGCGCGGTGCTGCCATTGGCGTGGTCGCAGCAAACGTGTCCCTCGGGCTATCGATCCCGAGCACCGGACTATTCGGCAACAGAGATCTTGACGTGTTCGTCGCTCAGCAGACCTTGGCAGTGATGGGCACATCCCTGCTGCTGGTTGGGGCAGCGATGTCGAAGGAGTTCGATCGAAATCGACTTCTCGTCCATGCGACCCGCGAACAGCGGCTACTGGCGCGTGCAGATCATCTGTCCGCGGAGCAGTCTCTGCGCGCGCGGGCCGAGGCGATCGCCGAAGCTCAGCAACGCATCAGCTGCGCCTACCGCGAAACCGTGAGCCGGCTCCGCCAAGGCGGTCACTACGCTCTGGCCATGCATATCAACGCGGAGAGCGTCGCAAGCACGCGCATCGTATACCAGCAGGCTTCGGACCTTTACCCATTCCAACTGGAGAACTCTGGGCTCTTCGCGGTTCTACGCTCCGCTGAATTCGCGAGAAAGTTGGCCGGAGGCAGTGCAGAGTTTCGACTAACTGGATCGATCGCAGGCCACAGCTTAGCGTTTCAGCTCGTTGCGTATCGGTGCATCTGCCACGCGATCGAGATGCTGCCTTGTCAGGCCTACCGCGTCAGCGTCAAGGCCGGCCACTCACAAAATCCGCAGTGGATTGCCGTCGTGGTAGCTTCGGCCGAAAGAAGAAGCGCCACCCGGACAAAAGCGTCGCGGATGGCGCAGGTGCAGCTCAGTGCGAAGTTGCAGGCATACGGCGGCCGACATAGGTTCGAACGTCGAAAGGTCGCAATACTTCTAACCGATCTGGATCACGGCTTACGCAACGGCACGACGATCCAAGACAGCTTTTTGGCGCCCTTCACCACCCTGACGACGAAGTCATCGGAGCTGTAGACCACCGTGCCGAGCACGCTGCTGGAGGCAATGCTGACCCGATCGGCATCGGTGCCCATCGGCATCGCCCATGCTGTGTCACCAACGCGACCAACCGCGGAACGGACTCTGCCGTCCACATCATTGATCTGCAGATACGAGATACCGTCGCGCTCGAACTGGTATATCTTCCACGCCGGATCGGCCGACAAATCCGTTGCTGCCGGTGAAGCTTCGCCAAGGCCAGTGGTGGCTTTGGCCTTGGGGACCGTGCCCCCAGAAGGGCAGCACTGCGCGTTCGCATCCCCCGAAACAAGCAAAATCATTCCGGCCAGCATGCAACCGGCCATCGCTTCGATCTTCATGTCCTTGCCCCTTGTATACCTGCCTCTTGCAGGCTAGCCAAAGCTTACAACTTGGAATGAGCGCAGCGTCGTTCAATAGGTGGTTGGCGCGACGAACGGCTCGCCGGATGCGCCTATGCCGATGCGGTACTTCTTCGTGGCTCCGGCTGGCAAAGACACGGAAGTTTCCCTGCGCATTCTGTCCTCGGCGAGGCCGCAGAGTTTCGACCCCGCCTGCCTGATACCAAGGATCGCTTCACCGGCTGGAAGGTGGAAACTGACACGCTCGCCCTGCTCCAGGGTCGCCGCCACTACGCCGTCGATCAGGACCGCGACAGAGCACGCGCTGCCAGAAAATCCCGCGTCGCGAGTAACAACAAGCAACGCACCACCAGTAACATCAAGTTGGTGCGCGTAGACGCGCTGGGCCGGCGCATTCGACGCGGCCAAATCGGTCACAGGCTTGGTGGCGCATGCGCCAAGCAGAACAGTGGCCAGCGCCGCCCAGAACACTTTCCTCATCATCCATCCCCCTGTTCGTCGTCCGTCATAGCCGGCGGGCCCATCCCCGTGGCCGCGTATGGAGCGTAGCAGCTGGAGCACAAAAAAGCCCCGCCGGAGCGGGGCTATTTGAGTAGCTTGAAGAATTGGTCTTTGGTGATGCCCGCTTGGCTCAACATTAGCTTCAGGAGCTGACGATGGTAGGGGGCATGGTGCGGGTCCACTGTAACTCGCTTGTACGAGCTACCCTCGTCCTTGACCCACTGTTCGTGCGAAGTGCCCTTCTTAGGTTGCGGCGTAAAACCAAGAATCCGTAGAACCTCTTTGAACTCTTTATCGGTTACTGGTCTTTCCCTAGCCATGAATGCGAAGCCGGATCAGCAGATAGCTGGAACCCTCGGCAACACTTCTTTGAACGGGCGAGATTGCACCTGCTTTCGCACATGCATGAAACGCAAGAGCTTGTACACCGTCTGGATTGAGTAGTACTCAATCCAGAACGAAAGCGGCGCGCGCCGCGTCAGTAGGTACTCGGCGTGCTGTCGATCATCTCCGACCAAAGCATCGTAGACGTACTCTTTTATTTGCTCGTCAAGCTTACGCTTCGCTTCTTCCAGCGTGTCTGCTTGGGCCCCAAGAGAAAAATCCACGCAAAAGGCCACCCAGACGTCACCATCAAGCTTGGCGTAGCAACGCACGACTAGCTGTTTGGGGCGCATTTAGGTAACTCCATAGATCCAGGTTCTGCCGTTCGCTTACAGCGGTTTCGGCTAGGACGAAAGTGTAACACTTGCTTTACGCCTTCGGTTGACAAGTGCGGTCAATAGTGCGTTCCGTCTACGGTTGTTCAGCCTGCGGCGCGAGTTACCTGTCCTTCGACATCAACTTAGCGGTCAAGTTCCGGACTTCTGAGTGATCGGCGCGCCCTTTGGGCCTGCGGGCACAGGCGCAGTAAATTATTGTTGACCTCATTCGGTAAACTATGGTTTACTTTCCCCGTCAGCCCACCAGGGCACGGAGACGGGACCATGGCAACCAGGCACAACTACTACCCCCACTGCGGCTGCGCGACGTGCAGCCGGCAGGAGCGGGCCGACGAGCGCGCGGACGAGCTGGCGCTGGGGCTGCACGCTTCCGGCGCCGTGCTGGGCGAGGCCATGGGCGAGCTGACCGATGATCAGCTGGCGCTGATGGCTGGGCACCTAGCCGCCGGCAACGACGCCGGCCTGGCCGAGATCCTGCGCCGCATGCAGGCCGACTACGTGCAATCGGAGATCGAGCGCCGCACCGACGAAAGCGGCGTGACGCGCCTGGAAGCCGTACAGCGGATGGTCGAGGTGTACGAGGTCGCGCCGAAGCCGGCGCCGGCCATGCCGTGGAGGCGCGCGGCATGAGCATCGACCACGGCGTCCTGAACGTCCCGCTGACCAAGCGGGGCAACATCGACACAGCCATCGACCGTTACAAGGCTCAGCAGCAGCGCGAGACTGAGGCGGTGATGCGCGGACTCCGGAACGCGCGCGCAGCTGCACGCACGGAGGCGCTGGCACTGATCGAGCGCATGACCGACGAGCATGTCTCCCGGTGGGCGCTGAGGCTGAAGTGCCAGGCCCGCAGCGTGCGCAAGCGCCTGCGCTCCGAAGCCGGCCTGAATCCCACGCTGGTCCTGCGCGCCCTGCGCGATGGCGGTGCGGCATGAACGCGCAGACCAAGGGCGTGGGTGGGCTGGCCGAGCTGCTCGACGCTAGCCGATCAGTTGCGCAGTGGATGTGTGATTGCGATATGCGGGATCGACTCATTGCCGCCATTGCTGGAGCGGCTGGATTGGTTGACTGGTCGGCGGCTCCCGATTGGGCGAACTACGCTGCTCAGGATGCAGATGGCAACTGGCGTTGGCACGAGCAGGAGCCGGTTGTATCTGGCTTCTGGTGGTTCTCAGGCAGGGGTCGGGCTGAAAATTTCCTGCCTGTCGATCCTGAGTGGCAAGGGTCGCTGCAGAAAAGGGCTGATGGAACTCTTAAGGATTGCTTACAGGTTCCAGCTGTCAAGGATTCCTTGACTGTTGATGGCGGTGCGCAATGAGCGGGCAAATTCCCCAGCGCAGCGTCAACGCAGCCGGCGAGCTGGCAGGCATTGCCGTCTACATGGAATCCAAGCTCGGCGAACACGCCAAGGTCTCGGTGCTGCAGCTGAAGTCCGCCGTGGACGAACTGATCGACTTCGTGCGCGCCTCGCCGTGCCACTGCTCTGCCGCCCTGGCGCCGCTGCCTGCGATCCAGTGCGAGCGCTGCCGGCTGCTGGCCCGCTGCGGAGCGACGCCATGAGCGCGCAGATCCTGCAGTTCCCCATCCAAGACAGCTACGACAAGCATCAGGTGTCGCACGTCCACAAGCTTGCGGTCGAGCTGGGCCACGACCCGAAGCAAGCGGTGCGCGACTTCATCGCCGCTGGCTGCCCGAACGCGCAGCGCAATGAACTGGCGGAACGCGCGCGCCGCGCCCGCATGCAGATCACCACCACCGACGGCCCGGAGGCTGCTTGACCATGGGCAACTTCATCGTGGGCTTCATCTGCGGCGCCGTCGCCGGCTACATCGCCGGCCTGGTGTTCGCCTACCGCGAGTCGCGGCACCTGATCGCGGAGCTGATGCCGTGATGCGCGCGCTCGCCCTGCTCCGCGTGCTGGCGTGCGGCCTGGCCCTGGGCTTCCTGGCCGACCTGCTGCGCCGCTGCGTGATCGTAGAGGCATGGTCGGTCGGCCCGATCGTCGCCGCGCTGCTGGCGCTGGCGCTGATAGCCACGCGCTTGTCCTGGAGTGCCGCCCGCCGCCCGCGGCTGCCGGCCGACTTCGTGCGCCCCAACACCCCCGACTTCCCCGACCAGCCGCGCTGCGGCATCCGCTGATCCCCGCCGGCGCGGCCGGCACTACCGACGAGGTTCCCATGTTCCAACTCGACAAGCACGACGTCGCGTTCTCCAACCTCAATCTGAGAAAGGAGAACCACGGCGACGAGAAAGTTCCCGCTGCTGATCTGACGTTCGACTTTCAGGCGGCGAACACCGTGCTGGCGTTGATCGATCCGGCGCTGGTGCCGGCGTTCTTCCGCAAACCCTCGAAGGGCGAGCAGCAGGCGCTGCCGATCGACGGCAACGACCTGACCGCGCTGAACCTGCCCTTCCTGGGCGAGCAGAAGATCGCCGCGAAGTTCGAAGGCTACGAGGCCATGGTCGGCTCGCTGCTGGAGCACATCGACCCGCTTTTCTTCTGCGACGCCAAGGTCAAATCGATCAACTGGAAGGCGCTCGAAGGCGGCAGCGTCAGCATGAAGCTGACCATCTCGGTGCTGATCGATGAAGACGACGACGCGCCGCTACTGGCGGCCTGGCGCCGCAGCAGTGCGCGCCTGACGCTGATCCCGCCGACGGCGAAGCAGCAGGACGACCTCAGCGGCGGCGACACGCTCACGCTGCAGGACGCTGCCGATGCCGCGGCGGAAGCCGCCAGCCTGATCGAGGCCGGCAAGAAAGCGGCTTGACCGCGCGCGCCGCGCCGGCGCCGCCAATTACTACGCGCGCCGGGCGCTCTCCCGGCACCATCACCAGAGGATCGCAACATGGATATCACGAAGGGCAAGACGTACACGCTGAAGACCCGCCGCGGCCGCGCCGTCGTGGGCCAGGAGAAGGCGAAGGTGACCGGCCTGGTCGCGCAGGGCCGCGGTCACACCGTGCACTACACCGTCGACGGCGAGGCGCGCACGGCGTCGCTGGGCGAGTTTTCGCGCAAGGCCGCGTGATCACCATGAGCGAAACCACCGCCCCACGCATCCGCCTGGACGATGTCGAGTCCTCGCAGATCCACAGCATCGGCCACGACCCGGCCACCAGCACGCTGGCGATCCGCTTCACGAAGGGCTACGGCGCGAAGCGCGGCCCCGGCTCGCTCTACCACTACAGCAACTTCAGCCCCGCCGAGTTCGAGGCGTTCAAGGCGGCTGACTCGCTGGGCAAGCATTTCGGCCAGTACATCAAGCCGTTCCCGGCGAAGTACCCGTACCACAAGGTCGCCGAGGAGCAGCAGGCGGCCTGAGCCGGACCCTGATGCGTGGCAGGTGTCCACGCACGGAAGCGCACTCCGCATTGGCCCTCGAAGGCCAGACGTTAAAGGCAGGAAGGGAACCGCCCGCACCGCCGATACGTGCGCAAGAAGGAGCGGAAGGCCACAAGCCTATGCAGTCGGGAAAGACCGGCCGCCTGGAAGCCTCTGGCAAGACAGTTGGGCGTGAAAGCAAAGCAGAGGACAGCAGAGGGAACGGCCGCATGGCCGTGCCCGAACTGGGCAATACGGCGGTGAGAGCCCCGCGCCGGAGACGTACCCGGCACCTATCCCAACGCCAGCCGGCGGCGCCCTGTGCCGGCACCTATTCCCACGACGCCGGCGCAGCCGGCTGGAGAACGCAGTGAGCAACGTAGCCGTGATTCCGCCGAACCAGCAGGGTGCGCTAGTCGCGCAGCCGCGCCAGCAGTTCGACCTCAGCCCGCAGACGTTTGAGCAGGCGCTGATCTTCGCCGACCACCTTGCCGACAGCGACCTGGTCCCGAAGGACTTCAAGGGCAGGCCTGCGAATTGCCTGATCGCCATGCAGTGGGGTGCGGAGCTTGGCCTGAAGCCTCTCCAGGCTATCCAGAACATCGCGATCATCAACGGACGGCCGGCGTTGTGGGGCGACGCCGTTCTGGCGATCGTGCGCGCTTCGCCGCTGTGCGAGTACGTCATCGAATCCGACGACGGCGACAAGGCCACCTGCAAGGTGAAGCGCCGCGGCGAGGCGGAAGAGGAGCGCACCTTCAGCATGGCCGACGCGAAGACGGCCGGCTTGCTCGGCAAGGCCGGCCCCTGGACCCAGTATCCGAAGCGCATGCGCCAAATGCGCGCCCGCGCCTTCGCTCTGCGCGACAAGTTCACCGACGTGCTGCGCGGCATGGCGATCGCCGAGGAAATCATGGACATCCAGCCGGCCGGCGCAGCAGCTGCCACCGTCCAGGCCGAGAAGGATGAGCTGCCGCTCTACTCGGACAAGGACTTCACCGCGAACTTGCCGAAGTGGTGGGACATCATCGCCAGCGGCAAGAAGACCGCCGACGACCTGATCGCTACGCTGCAGACGCGCGCGCGCTTCACCGCCGAGCAGCTGAAGGACATCCGCAATCCCCCGAAGGACGAAGACGAAGGCGAGCCGCAGAGCGACGTTGCTGCCGCAGCCGGCGGCCTGACCCAGACCGCGGTGGAGGGCTGATCATGCGCACCGTGAACCTGATCCAGGGCACGCCGGAATGGCATGCCCACCGCGCCCAGCACTTCAACGCCAGCGACGCGCCGGCGATGCTCGGCTGCAGCCCCTACAAGACCCGCGCGCGGCTGGTGCGCGAGTTCGCCACCGGCATCGGCGAGGAGCACGACGACGCGACGCTGCAGCGCTTCGCCGAAGGCCACCGGGCCGAGGACCTGGCGCGCCCCTTGGCCGAGCAGATCATCGGCGAGGAGCTGTATCCGTGCGTCGGCGTGGAAGGCAAGTACTCGGCCAGCTTCGACGGCCTGAAGCTGCTGGAGGACGAAGCGTTCGAGCACAAGAGCCTCAACGACGCCTTGCGCGCGGTGATGGTCGAGGGCTGCACCGGCGCCGACCTGCCGCTGCAGTACCAGGCCCAGATGGAGCACCAGGCCATGGTCTCGGGCGCGTCCCGCGTGCTGTTCATGGCGTCGAAGTGGAGCGGCGAGGAGCTGGTCGAGGAGCGGCACTGCTGGTACACGCCGAACCCACAGCTGCGGGCGCGCATCGTCGCCGGCTGGGAGCAGTTCGAGGCCGACGTGGCCGCCTACGAGCCGGAGCAGGTAAAGGCTGCCGTCGTCGCCGCCCCGATCGCCGGATTCGGCGCGCTTTCCGTGCGCGTCGAAGGCCGCGTGCTGGCTTCCAACCTGGACGCCTTCAAGGCCAACGCCGAAGCATTCCTCAAGCAGCTGCCGAAGCCGCAGGACCTGCAGACCGACCAGGACTTCGCGGACGCCGACGCCGCGGTGAAGGCGTGCTCGGATGCCGAGGCGCGCATCAAGGCGGCGCAGGAGGCCGCGCTGGCCGACATGGAGGACGTGGACACGCTGCTCCGCACTGCCGGCTCGATCAGCGAGGCGATCCGCGCCGCGCGCCTGGCGCTGGAAAAGGCGGTCAAGGCCGAGAAGGATAACCGCCGCGCGCAGATCGTCGACAACGGCGTGAGGGTCGTGCGCGATCACTACGACGCGATCAACGCCACGCTGGGCCAGCACCGGATCCAGCCGCCGCAGTCGCTGTCGATGGACATCGGTCTGGCGATCAAGGGGAAGAAGTCGCTGGCGAGCATGCAGGATGCCGTCGGCACCGCCGCGGCGAACGCCAAGATCGCCGCCAGCCAGGCCGCCGACCGCGTGCGCTCCTGCGTCCATGTGATCGAGATGGAGATGGGCGACTACGCCGCGCTGTTCCCCGACCGCGTGCAGCTGTGCGCGGCGAAGTCGCCGGAGGACCTGCGCAACCTCGTCACGGCGCGCATCGCCGAACACAAGCAGCGCGAGCAGGCCCGGCTCGACGCACAGCGCGAGCAGATCCGCAAGGAGGAGGAGGCGCGCGCGCAGCGCCTGCAGCAAGAAGCGGAGGCCGAGCGGCATCGCGTGGAGCAGCTGGCGCAGGAGCAGGCCGCGCGCGCCGCGGAGCCGGAGCCGCAGACCGTGCCGGCACCGGCGGCAATTGCGTCGCCGGGGCTGGGACAGAAGCCAGCCGCAACCTACCCCGCGGCCGTTGCCCAGTTGGTCGGCGCCAGCGCGCCGACGCGCAAGCTGCGCCTCGGCGAGATCCAAGCCCTCATCGCGCCGCTGTCGATCAGCGCCGACGGCTTGGCCGAGCTTGGCTTCCAGCCGGTCGCCACGGAGCGCGCGTCGAAGCTGTACGACGCGGCGCGGCTGCCGGCGATGGTCGACGCGATGCAGCGCCGGCTGGCCCTGGCCGTGGCGAAGGCGGCAGCGTGATGCGCCGGACCTGCACCCACTGCCAGCGACGCCTGCCCGAGGATCAGTTCCCACTGGCCGGCGGCAAGCGCCGCGGTGCCTGCAGGCTCTGCGACAACGACGTGCAGCGCATGCGCGCGCCGCTGGCGCCGGTACGCGTGGATGCGGTGCAGGTCCGGCTCAACAACTTGGCGTGCCTGTGGTTCGGCCCGGCGCGCCACGAAACCTTGAGGAATGCCGCATGACCCGCTACCTCTCCCGCCGCAAGCCGCAGCGAAACGTCGGCTTCAGCTGGGGCCGCGTGCCGGCCGCCGGCGGTGCCGCAATCACCTGGCGCCTATTCCGGCGCGACTACAGCGGTGCATGCCACCTGATCTCGCTCACGTTCAAGGCCGAGACGCCGCGCGACGAAATCGCCGGCCGGCTGCTGCGCGCGCGCCACAAGCTGCGCGACAAGGTGGACGAGATCGACCTGGCCGCCATGGGAGTCACCGAATGAGCCAGACCACTGCAATCGAATGGTGCGACTCCACGTTCAACCCGTGGATCGGCTGCACCCGCGTGTCGCCGGCCTGTGACCACTGCTATGCCGCGGTCAGTACGGCGGCGCGCACCTTCGGCATCGCCTGGGGCGCAGGCCAGCCGCGGCGCCGCACCAGCGCGGCGAACTGGAAGCTGCCGCTGCGCTGGAACGCTCGACCGTTCTACGCCTGCCGCGCATGCGGATGGCGCGGCGACCAGCCATCGACCGCAGGCACCGCGCTGACTGACGGCCTGCCCTCGTGCCCGGCCTGCGACGCTCTCGACATGATCCCGGCCCGCCGCCGCGTCTTCTGCGCATCGCTCGCCGACGTGTTCGACAACGAGGTCGATCCGCAATGGCGCGATGACCTGTTCGACCTGATCGGCGCCACTCCGAACTTGGATTGGTTGCTGCTCACCAAGCGCATCGGCAACGTCGGCAACATGCTGCCGGTGCCGTTCGACTTCGACCGACTCTACCCGCACGTCTGGATCGGCGCGACGATCTGCAACCAAGCCGAGGCCGAACGCGACATCCCGAAGCTGCTGAAGCTGGAGGCGCGCGTACGGTTCTTGTCGATGGAGCCGCTGCTGGGGCCGGTGGATCTTGAATACCCGGAAGGGCTTTTCCCTGGAGGCCCGCCCCGATGCTGTAGCGGTGCAAGCAACGAGTGTGGCTGCATGGGTCAGCCCACGGAACCACCGCTGTTGTACGGGCTGGATTGGGTGATCGCTGGCGGCGAAAGCGGCCACGGCGCCCGCCCGGTGAACCCGACGTGGGTGCGTATGTTGCGTGACCAGTGTGCAGCGTGGCGTGTGCCGTTCCTGTTCAAGCAATGGGGCGAGTGGGCGCCGCACGAGGTGAAGGCCGGCGGCGATCTGGGTGGCGATCTTCGCCGCGGCGTCGTGCGCCATCTGCACGGGCCGGGCAACCCTGAAGGCCATTTCCGCCAAGGCGACGCCTACGTTCGCCGCGTCGGCAAGAAGCTGGCCGGCCGACTGCTGGACGGCAAGCAGCACGATCAATTCCCGGAGGCACGATGAACATCCATGCCAACGACAAGCTCGCCGCCCTGCAATGGGCCGTCGAGCGCGCGCGCCAGGCCGCCGCCGGCGACGAGCTGGTCCGCCTCAACGTCCTGCCGGCGCTGCAGCAGCTGCGCGACGAAGCGCAGCGGGAGGCCCGCGGTGGCTGACCCCTACCGCGAGTTCCTGGAGCGCAAGGTGCGCGTCGCGCCGTCGCTGGGCTTCGACGTGGCCGCAGAGGACGTGAACCCGATCCTGACGCGGCACCAGCCCGATGCGGTGCGCTGGGCATGCGCCGGTGGCCGCCGCGCTCTCTTCGAGGCATTCGGCCTGGGCAAGTCGGTGCAGCAGATCGAGATCCTGCGCCTGGCGCGCGCGCATGCCGGGGGCGCCGCGGGCCTGGTCCTGCCGCTGGGCGTGCGCCAAGAGTTCGCCGCGGACGCCCGCTTGCTGCGCACCGGTGACCACCCGCGCGTGAGCGACCAGCAGCGGCGCCAGCTTGCCGAGTGGATCGAGCAGGATCCGCGGCGCGCGCCGGACGTGCGGTTCGTGCGCACGACGGCGGACATCGATCCGACCTTCGACGGCATCCACATGACGAACTACGAATCGGTGCGCGACGGCAAGATCGACCCCGGAGCATTCACCGCGACCAGCCTGGACGAGGCGTCGGTGCTGCGCAGCTTCGGATCGAAGACCTACCAAGAGTTCCTGCCGCTGTTCCAGCCCGTCCGGTACCGGTTCGTCGCCACGGCCACGCCCAGCCCGAACCGCTACAAGGAGCTGATCCACTATGCCGGCTACCTCGGCGTCATGGACACCGGCCAGGCCCTCACCCGCTGGTTCAAGCGCGACAGCAGCAAGGCCGGGAACCTGCAGCTCTACCCGCACAAGGAGCGCGAGTTCTGGCTGTGGGTAGCGAGCTGGGCGCTCTTCCTGCAGAAGCCCTCTGACCTCGGCTACAGCGACGAAGGTTACGACCTGCCGCCGCTCAAGGTGCACTACGTCGAGGTGCCGGTCGACCATTCCACGGCCGGCGCTGAGCGCGACGGCCAGCACAAGCTGTTTCGCGACGCAGCGCTGGGTGTCGTGGACGCCGCGCGCGAGAAGCGCGACACGATCGGCGCCCGCGTCGCCGCTGTGCGCGGCATCGTCGACCAGCACCCGGACGGGCACTGGCTGATCTGGCACGACCTCGAGGCCGAGCGCCACGCATTGCAGGCGGCGATCCCGGACGCGGTGAGCATCTACGGGGACATGGAGCTGGACCTGCGCGAGCAGGCGGTAATCGCCTTCAGCGAGGGGCGCATCAAGAAGCTGTCGGCGAAGCCGGTCATCGCCGGCAGCGGCTGCAACTTCCAGCGGCATTGCCACCGCGCAGTGTTCGCCGGCATCGGCCACAAGTTCAACGACTTCATCCAGTCCATCTACCGCATCCAGCGGTTCCTGCAGCAGCACGCCGTCGAGATCTGGATCGTCTACGCCGAATCGGAGCGCGAGACGCTGGCCAGCCTGCAGGAGAAGTGGACCCGAGACACGGAGATGCGAGCACGCATGAGCGACATAATCAAGGAATACGGCCTCAGCGAGGCCGCCATGGCGCAGGTACTGCAGCGCTCGATCGGTGTGGAGCGGATCGAGGCCAGCGGCGCCGGCTGGCTGGTCGCGAACAACGACTGCGTGGACGAGACCAGGCGTATGGACGAGGACAGCGTCGACCTGGTGGTCACGTCGATCCCGTTCGCCAACCACTACGAGTACAGCCCCAGCTACAACGACTTCGGCCACACCGACGACAACGCGCACTTCTGGGCGCAGATGGACCACCTGACGCCCGAACTGCTGCGCACGCTGAAGCCGGGCCGCATCGCCGCCATCCACGTGAAAGACCGGATCCAGTTCGGCGCGGTGACCGGTACCGGCGTGCCGACGGTCAGCCCCTTCCACGCTGAAGCGATCTTCCACTACCGCTCGCACGGCTTCGACTACATGGGGCTCATCACGGTGGTGACCGACGTGGTCCGGGAGAACAACCAGACGTATCGCCTGGGCTGGTCCGAGCAGTGCAAGGACGCGACCAAGATGGGCGTCGGCTCTCCCGAGTACATCGTGCTGCTGCACAAGCCGCAGACTGATCGCTCCCGCGGCTACGCCGACGTGCCGGTGCGCAAGGAAAAGGCCAACTACACGCGGGCGCGCTGGCAGGTCGATGCGCACGCCTTCTGGCGATCGAGCGGCAACCGCCAGCTCACCGCCGACGACCTAGCCCAGCTCGGGCCGGACAAGCTCGCCAAGCTGTTCACCGAGTACAGCTTGCGCGAGGTCTACGACTACGAGACCCACGTGCGCATCGGCGAGGAACTGGAGGCGCGCGGCGCGCTGCCATCGACCTTCATGTCGCTGGCGCCCGGAAGCCACGATCCGGATGTCTGGCACGACGTGAACCGCATGCTGACGCTCAACGGCGAGCAGACGCGCCGCGGCTTGGAGAACCACATCTGCCCGCTGCAGTTCGACATCGTCGATCGGCTCATCCAGCGTTTCAGCAATCCGGGCGAGCTGGTGTTCGATCCGTTCGGCGGCCTGTTCACCGTCCCGTACCGCGCGCTCAAGCTCGGCCGCCGGGGCCGCGCCGCGGAACTGAGCACGCCCTACTTCATGGACGGCATTCGGTACCTGCAGGCGGCAGAGCGCGAGATTTCCATGCCGGGCCTGTTCGATGCGATCGAGGGCGGCGGCGCCGACATGGACCGGGCCGCATGACCGACCAGCTATTCCCCCGCCAGCCGCGCCGGATGCGCCAGCCCCGGAAGTCGATCCTCCGGGAGCAGCTGGCCCAGGCCGCCAGCGAGATCGAGCGGCTGCGCGCCGAAATCCAACGCCTGCGCGCGCCGTGGTGGCGCCGCATCACCCTGAGCCGGCGCCGCGCGCCGAAGGACATTGCATGAGCAAGTACGCCGAACTCGACGCAGCCATCGTGCATGCGATCGAGAGCCAAGCCACGACTACCCGCGATCCGTTTGATGCGAAGCCGGCAAGCAGCGCAGGCGCGGGCCGCGGTTTGGTTGACGACCTGGTGCAAGTAATGAACGCCGAATACGACGGCATCGGCCGACTGCCTGCGCACGTTCTTGGGATTTTGAACACTGCCGTTGAAGCGCTCGCCGCCCCCGTCGCCGGTGAGGCTGTGCTCGATGCCAATGCTCGAGCATGCATAACTGCACTCTTGGCCAACATTGAGGACGTAACGCCAGATGAAGTATGGGAGGCCATCGACTCCAAGCTTTGGAATGCGGTGAGCACGCTCGCCACCCGGCCACAGCCCGCGCCTGCTGCTGCGCCGGTGGATATGCGCGCCGAGTTGCAGAGCATCGTGGACGACGCAAATGGCGGGCCGAGGACCGGCCGGGCCGGCTGCTGCGTTGAGTGCAATCGCTGGACGCCGCAGAACCACCCGGAGGCGCACGAACATCATCCGAATTGTCCGGAACTGGCTGAGTGGAAGCGCCGGCACAATTGGCGCGCACGCATCGCTGACTTGCTCGCCGCCCAGCCGGCAGCGCAGGGCGTGGACTTGGAGCCAGCACTGAAAAAACTGATCAAGGCTGGACGCTACATGCAAAATCGCGTCGTGGAGACGCGGGGAGTGAAGTGCATGGATGATTTGGATGTGGCCTTGCGCGACGCCGAAGAGGCTTTGATCGCCAGCGAGAACCAGCAGAAGGAGAGCGGCGATGTCTAAGCGCCTCTCTGATCGCGCCCTGTTGTTCCTCAAGCATGAGGAAGGTCCGGTGTGGGCCAGCAGCATAGCGGATTCACTTGGCGAGCCCTCCCGTCCTGTCGCGTCGGCTTGCACGCACCTGGTTAAGCGCGGCCTGGTTCGGTCTATCCCGTGCAAGGGGGCCCCCAACGTCTACCAGATCACCATCAAGGGGCTGGCCCATGCTGAGGAAGACCCGATCAAAGCGCGCGACGAAGGATTCAGCGACGGCATCATTTACGCGCTGCAAGTGCTGACACTGCACGGCTATCCAGCGGGAAGCACCTACCACGACGACATCACCAATGGCGCGGACCGCGAGAAGCTGGTGAAGCGCGACCGCCGCCCTGGGATAATGGTCACGGAGGCGATGGGGTGCCTGCGCGAAGCGCTCGCATCGCAGCCCCAGGCGCCCGCAGCGGTGGTGCCGGAGTGGTTCGTGTTGGTGCCGGTGAAGCCGACTCCGGCGATGGTTGAGGCAATCTGCGATGTCCATGCCGGGGACAATGAGTGGCCGGATGACTATGGCGCCTCTGCCCGCGCGATTCGTCGCGAGAAGGCACGCAACGGATACGTGCATGCACTCGCCGCCGCGCCGGCGCCGGAGGTGTCTGGTGGCTGATTTCTCTCCTGCACTGCTGCATGTGCTGCGGCATGCGCTCGGCACCAGCGACAACGGCAAGCGCCAGTCCTACCGCAATCACTTCGTGACCGGTGAGGGCAGTACCGACCATCCGCTCTGCATGCAGCTCGTCGCGATGGGTTTCATGGCCCGTCGCAACGGCAACGAGCTGACCGGCGGCGACGACCTGTTCACCGTGACCGATGCGGGCCGAGCAGCGGCCAGGCCGGCACCGGAGGGGCAACGCTCATGCTCTTGATGACCGTCCATGCCTGGTCAGGCAAGTACTTCGCCGAGGGATCCGCGCCGACCGAACTGACGGTCCGCCGCTGGCTGCAATCTGGCTCTCTTCCCGGCATGAAGGTCGGGGGCACCTGGTACGTGGACGAGCACGCCTGGCTTGCCGGCGGCAATGACCTCGTGCTGCGCGTTCTGGAGGCGGGATAAGCTGTGATGATGGGACGCGCTCGATCCAAAGCTCGGGCCGGCTGGCCCGACAACCTGTACCCGAACCGGGACGGGTTCAAGTACCGGCATCCGGTAACCCGTAACGAAACCTGGATGGGCAAGGACAAGGCCAAAGCGTTCGCCGCGGCGCGCCAGCTCAACGCGATGCTGGCGCAAGCCGCCGACCTTGTGGCCAAGGTCACCGGCGCGGCCAAGACGGTCGCCGACGCGATCGAGGTCTTCCGCGCGGACGACATCCCGGAGCGGAAATGGGGCGCGGCCACAGCGGCCGGCTACGAGATCGTCGTCCGGCGCATCAAGGCTGGTCTGGGCGATCGCCCGCTCGAAAGCCTGACGGTCAAGGATTGCGCGGAGTGGCTACGCACCGACACCGAATCGCCGCGGGGGCGGCAGACTCGCCGGCTGGTGCTCGGCTGGGTCCTCGCATGCGCGGTGCAGGAGGGGTGGATCGACAACAACCCGGCGCTGGTCACGCGCAAGTTCAGCCACGAGCGTAAGCGCGAACGGCTGACGGTCGAAACGTACAAGGCAATCCATGCGGTGGCGCCAACCTGGCTGCAGGTAGCCATGGATCTATCGCTGATGACCCTGCTGCGCCGCGACGACGTGGTCAACGTCGGCTTCGCGGATGCGCATGACAAGGCGCTGTGGGTGATCCCCAGCAAGACCGAGGACAGCACCCTGGTCAAGCTGAAGATCACGATGACCCAGGACTTGGCGGCGCTGATCGCCAGGGCGCGCGACGATGTGGTGTCGCCCTTCATCGTGCATCGACTACCCGGCAAGGCCAGGCCGACGCACATGCGCGCAGAGAGCCGATCCCATCACACCCAGGTTCTGCCGGAGCAGCTGACCCGCGCATTTGCTGAAGCGCGGGTGGCGGCCAAAATCGAATCGGAGAACCCGCCGACGTTCCATGAGATCCGCAGCCTGGGCGGCGCGCTGCTGCGCCAGGCCGGATGGACGCTGCAGCAGGTCCAGGCGCTGATGGGCCACGCCAGCGAAACCATGACGACCGTCTACCTGGAGGGGCACGACACGCCATGGGCCGAGGTCACGCCGGGCTTGAAACTGCCCGCGTAG